TTCAGCGGCAACCAATACCGGATATTATTCAGCGGCAACCAATACCGGATATCGTTCAGCGGCAACCAATACCGGATATTATTCAGCGGCAACCAATACCGGAAATCAGTCAGCGGCAACCAATACTGGAAATTATTCAGCGGCAATTGTAGAAGGAAAAGAAAGCATTGCGTTAGCTACAGGAATTAAATCAAAAGCTAAAGGAAAAATTGGATGTTTTATTGTTTTAGCAGAGTGGAAAGAGATCAATTATGAATATCATATTGTAGATGTTAAATCAGCAAAAGTAGATGGGGAAAATATCAAGGAAGATACTTTCTATACGTTGAAAGACGGAAAATTTGTAGAAGTAGATTAAGTGTCCTGGAAGGTGCGGACACACCAACCAGGACGGTATCTAACTAAGAATGAGTTAGTTAAATACAGGATTATTATAACACAACCTCCTGTATTTGACAAACAAAAATATAACAGGAGGATTTTTTATGCAAAAAAATGGTGAAAATCAGCCACTTTCCAGTGAAATCATTGCTGATCTGGAAGAAAAGCTGATGGCAAGAAATGTAATTATCGCTATTCTGGCAGCTGCACTTGCAGTAACCACATCCAGAAGAAAGTGAGAACAAAATGAAAGAGGTGGTAAAGACAATAGGAGAAATATTTGTAGGAATAGGGATGTTTACAGTAATCTTCTCAATCACATGGATGTTTACATCATTTGATGTTATCGGGGTGCTCTTCGTATCAACAGTCTTATTCTCAATGGTGTTTCTTCCTATTATATTGGAAATGGAGGAAAAGTAAATGCAAAGATTAAATAAATTAAGATTATCCGGTAGAGCCGGGGAAATAGTGTTCAGCCACGAACATTACGGAAGATACTATTACAAATTCATGCTAACAGTCATTCGCAGAAGCGGTGCGGCGGATATATTTCCAATAGTTATAGAAGATTCCGTTGTGCGTGATAATGATTACAACGGAAAAGAAGTTGTGGTAACAGGAGCAATCAGAAGCATGGACACTTCTAAAAATCCAAATAAGCACCACAATGTTAATTATATCGCAGCTGATGAAGTGGAAATCCTGAATGAACAGGTTCCGGAGGGCGATATAAACGAAGTAGAGTTTATTGCCAGAAGTTGCACGAAAGAACCATATGCAAAACTTACATCAGTAACGCACAGGAAAGTTTCAAATCTTTTCGTAGCAATTCCAAGAGATCATTCGGAAAGAGCAGATTTTATTTGCTGCAATTTATGGGGAAAAGGTGCTGATCTGGCGGTAGAGGTTAAAAGAAATGATTACATTAAAGTATCTGGCAGATTAATGAGCCGTGATGTTTATGTTAATGGGGAAGAAACGGAAAGTGTATATGAGATTTCCGTAAAAGAAATGGAGAAATTGGAGGATGAAGAATAATAAGAATGAAGTTCAGATATTTGGCACAATAATGGATATTCAGCCAGGAACGTTTTTCAAGGACGGAGAAAAATTCGTAAGATTCTATATTGGTGCAAAGCGTACCAGCGGGAACGTAGATTTACTTCCGGTAATTGTTGAAGAAAAGCAGACGGAAGGCTTAAAGATTGGAAAACACGTCTATGTTAAAGGAAGATACAGTTCTTCAAACAAACATGAAAGTGGAAAGTCACATTTGATTCTTGAAATCAAAGCGGAAACAATCTGGTGTGGAGATGGTGATGGGAGTGCAGAAGGTAAAAACAAAATCATTATGGAAGGTTATCTTTGCAAGCCACCTGTGTACCGTAGAACACCAAGAGGAAAAGAAGTATGTGATTTGATGATTGTTTGCAATGAATATGACTTGCGAAGAACGGATTATATTCCATGTGTGGCATGGTGGAAAGAAGCCAGAGAAGCTGCTAATTTCAAGGTCGGTGATTACGTAAGCATAATCGGAAGAATCCAGAGCCGAATTTATCAGAAAAAATTATCTGGTGATGAAATAGAGCTTAGAACTGCATACGAGGTATCAATAGGGAGGATAATCGAGCATGAAGGTGGAAGTAAAAAAGATTTCGTTGGAGAATTACAAGAAGTTTCCGAGTAAGTCTGTAGATTTGTTTCCGAGAACAGAGATTTCTGGCAGAAACAGAGAAGGAAAATCCACATTACAGGACGCATATTTGGACGTTCTGACAGGAAAGATGGCAAATGGTACAGAACCTACTTCTATTCGCAGAAAAGAAAATGGCGTGGAAGTGCCAAAGGTTGATGTTGTAAGAGAACTTACACTTGCGATTGATGGGAAAGAAAAAGTGATCCGCAAAATCACAAAGCAGAAGTGGAGAAAACCGAGAGGACAGTCAGAAGAGGTGTTCGATGGAAATGAAACTTCTTATGAAATTGACGGATTCCCGGCTAAATCAAAGGATTATACCGAGTTCATTCAGTCAATAGCAGAACCTTCAACGCTTCTGATGTGCAGTAATCCAAAACCATTTCTGGACACATTGCAGAAGTCAACAGCGGAATCCAGAAAGGTACTGGAAAAGATGTCTGGTTTCGATATTGCTCAGTTTATGGAAGAGAATCCACAGTACGCTCATGTTGAAGAAATCACAAAGGGCCATTCCGTAGAGGATACCTTGAAGAAGCTCCGAAAGGAACTGAATGCACAGAAGAAAAAGGTGGATGCAAAAAACACAGAGATTGCATATGAAACCAATCGAAGCGTTGAAGCAGAAGATACTTCCTCCCTAGAATCCAAAAAGCAGGAGCTTAATGCGGAGCTCTCCAAGCTGGAAGAACAGGAAGGGATTCTTGAAGATTCTGTAAAAGGATATAACAGTCTTTCATATGAAATCCGAGGGCTGAAATCTTCAAAGGATGGACTTGTTAGCAAGGCAGATAAAGAACTGCAAGACAAGAAAGTAGCTATTATGAATGTATATTATGGCCTTGCAAAAAAGGAAATCGAAAAAGAATCAGCTGTTCAAATGTTGGGAATGAAATTGGACAGCCACACAAGAGCTGGACAACAGGCGAAAGCTGACTTGGATAGAGCCAGACAGGACTATCCAAGAATCAAAGAAATGGAGTGGGATGATTCTGAACTGAAAGCTATTGAAGCTGAAACATTCAATGATTCTGATACTATTTGCCCGACCTGTGGACAGGAACTGCCAGAAGAACAGATTGCCGAATTGAAAGCTTCCTTTGAAGAAAAGAAGAAGTTCAGAATTGAAAATGAATTAACCCAAAAGCAAAACTGGGAATCAGCAAAACAGAACCAGTTAAAAGGAATTTGCAACCTTGGAAATTCTGCTTCTGCAAAATTAAAGAAAGCCAACGAGGAAATCAACAAATTACAGTCGGAAATCAGTGCGGCACAGGATGAAGTTGCTGAACTCACCAAGCAGATTGAGGAAGAACAGTCCAAATTTACGGAGCTTCCAGAATCTGTAGATATGACAAATGATGAAGAATATCTTGCAGTTACAGCGAGAATTGCAGAACTTGAAGAGAAACTGAAATCATTTGATGATGTTCCTGGAAAGAAACAGGAATTAAGAATGCAGGTCAGCAATGTTATGAAACAGATTTCCAATGTGGATGCAGATATTAAGATTGCACAGGCAGCAGTCACAGAAAAAGAAAAGCGAGTAGCCGAACTGAATGAGGAACTGAAAAGCCTTGGACAGGTTCAAGCTGATATTGAAAAGAACATTGATACCGTTCTTAACTTCTCAATCCAGAAGAATAAGGCACTGGCAGAGAAAATCAATCCATTTTTCCATCATTTCCAGTTTAGTTTCCTTGATTACACGATTGAGGGAAATCCAGTGGAAACTTGCAAGATGATCTGTAATGGAGTGAATTACTTTGATGGTTTGAATTATTCTGACAAAATCTTGTGTGACATTGATTTGCTTAGAGGTTTACAGGCTTTGAACGGTTTGAATTTGCCGATTTTTGTTGACAACAGCGAGAGCGTAAATGCAAACAGACTTCCTAGTGTTGAACAGCAGATGATTGTATTAAGAGTGTCGGACGGGGATTTGACGGCGAAAGAGCTTTAAAAAAAGAAAGGAACAGCCAGTAACTTGTTTGGCGACAGACTGGCTGCTCCATATGAAATATAGAACAAACTATATTTATTATTAAAATAACAGAAATAATTGGCTTAATTAAGTCACAGGTGATTTTGCACCTGGAATGTGAGGAGGATATTTCACTCACAAGAACCTATGTAAAACCGAATATTGGAAATTGAGGTTTGAGATATCTGCAAACCTACATAGGTACAAAACATACAATCACGCAACAGCGTGTTAGCAAATATAAAAAAGAAAAGGAGAATAATCATGGCAGAAAACACACAGGTAGCAAATTTTAACACACAGCTTTCCTATTACACAAATCGTTATGTCGATTTAATGGAAAGAGATTTGACTTCAAGAGGAATGGAATTTGATTCTTATTCAAAGGATTGCGTAGTGGCAGCAATGGGATCTATTTTTCAGATGGTACATGAGAGCGGCACAAGTTTTGAAGCAATCAATGGCTCTAACCTTAAATTCATTCTGAGTAAAGTAGCAGCATTAAAACTGAATGCAAATGCGCAGCCAAGAGAATGCTATTTCCAGATCAGAAACGTAAACGTAGCAGGAAAAGGGAAGCCGGCACAGTGGGAGAAGAAAATCGAGTTTGCGATTGAGGGTGATGGAAACGATGCTCTTGTAAGTAGATATGGTGTCAATGTAGCTAAAGTATTCCCGTACTGGAAAGTCAGAGAAGGTGATAAGTATATCCAACCAAGACATAAAGGTGTGGAAATCACACCACCAGAATGGGAAGAATCTGGTGTAGGTAAGGTAGTCCGTATCGTATATCCGATTCAGTATAAGGACGGACATATTGAATACCTTTCTTGCGAAAGAGCAGATGTACTGAAGAATCTTGCAGCGCACATCAAGAATAATCTCCAGAATGAAACGTTTGGAATTTGTGCGGACAGATATAAAGCTACAGATGCGCAGAAAGCTCAAATTGAAGCAAAGAAAAAAGAGATCATGAAAAAGGTCGCTGACATTGGAGAACTGGAAGCAATTATTGACTGTGAGGAATTAAGACCGTATATTTCACCATCTTATTATGAAACACAATCCAGAGAGTCAATGATTATTCGTAAGATGCGAAACAACATTATGAAGTCTATTCCTAAGAGATGGGACAATCCAGTACAGGCTTACGAATACAACATGATGGATGCCACATACAGAGAAGTACAGGAAGAAATCGAACAGAATGCCAATGTAGAAGAATTCATTCCACAGCCAGAAGCAATCGAAGAAAAGCCAAAGCAGCCAACCGTAGCCGAAACCGTAAAAACAACAGAAAAAGAACCAGCCCCGGCAGCAGAGCCAGTGGAAACAGAAATTCCGTCATTTATGAGCCAGGAGGAAATGTGATATGAGCAATAAAGAAATTTTACAGAAAACAAAGGAACTAGTTGAACTTTTGGAAAAGCAGGAAGAAACTGGAAAGATTGAGTTGTCAACGCTGAAACGAGGAGAAGTATTTCAGACCACGGGTAAACGCAAATACAAGGTTCTGGAACAGTATGGAGATACAACGAAAATTATTTCACTTGATCCGGTGAAAGAAAATGCAAAATTCGGAGACAACACGGATTATAACAAATCAAATGTAAAGAAGTTGTGCGACACAGAAATCTTAAAGGATTTTGAAGAAGAGTTTGGTGCTGAAAACATCGAAGAGCATACGGCAGATATTATTACCGTGGATGGGCAGAAAGTCGGAAGTGTAAAATGTAAAATTCGACCTATTACCTTTGATGAAGTGCGCAAATATACAGATATCATGCCGAATCAATACTTAGATGATTGGTATTGGGCATTATCACCATGGTCAACGGAAGAACGTGGATGGAAAAGCAGGATGTCCGTTGTTTCGCCTGCCGGCATTATCCACAGCGATAATTGCTACTTCAGTTTCGGTGTTCGCCCGGTTTGTATCTTAAAATCTAATATCTTTGTATCTAAGGTGGAGGAATGATTATGAAGAAAAATCTGAAATATTTTGAGGATGAATTATCCAGATTAAGTAAAGAATTCGCGGAATTCAAGAAAAAGCACATCGGAAAGCCGGAAATCGGAAAAGCTATTGAACTTGCAGGTATGGAATGGCTGATTCTGGATAAAACAGAAAAAGGGTATTTTGCCATTTTGAATGGATTTGACGGAAAAAAAAGAACATTTGATTCAGATTCAAATAACTGGATTTCGAGTAAGCTGAGAAACGAGTTAAATACTCGTTTTCTTAAAAAAATTACGGACGAGTTTGGAAAAGATGCAGTTATTGAGTTTGATCGAGATTTGCTTTCTTTGGACGGACAGACAGAATACGGACATTGTAAAGATAAGATTTCGATTTTGACGGTGGATGAATACCGAAAATACAGAAAATTCCTTCCAAATATGGATGGATGGTGGTGGCTGCTTACTCCATGGAGTACACCAGCAAATGATTGTAACACAACAAATGCCGTTGTTTCGCCTGCCAGCTATTTCGGCATCAATTACTGCTTCAACAGTTACGGTGTTCGCCCAGTTTGTATCTTTTCTTTTTCAATCTTTGAATCAGAGAATGATAAATGATGGCAAATGAAGATTTAAGAGTTATCACAAAAGCGAAGCAATTAGCCAAGCATACGTTAATTATGACTAATCTTAAGCGGACAAGAACCTTCTAAAAAATCCAAAAAGTCATTGGAGGATTTAAGAATTTCCTTACACGCCGCACAAATTACATATTGAAAGCGAGGTGATGAAAATGTTCATGCGAGTGGTAAACACAGGGAGCCAACACGGAAACTGCTATGTTTTGAAATCGAACAGCGGAGAAATACTTCTTCTTGACTGCGGATGTAAATACAAAGACATTTTAAAAGCAATTGATTACAGAACAAGTGATGTTTCTGGCGTATTGCTTAGTCATGAGCATGGAGATCACATCAAATCATTTCGGGAACTGATGAATGCCGGAATCCAGATTTACACCAATGATGAAACCGTGGAACATCTGCAAATCATCACTGGTGAATTAATGAAAGGCGTTCCAGAGAAAAGACCGTTTCGGGTCGGCTCGTTCACTGTAATACCGTTCTATTTGCCGCATACTACAAGGGATAAGGACACAGGGCAACTTATTCAATGTTTCAATTATGGGTATATCGTGGAACATGAAGAAATGGGAAAACTGTTGTATATGACTGACTTTGAATACTGCAAGTACAACTTCAAGGCAATGCGACTGAACCACTTTGTTATTGAGTGCAACTATTGCAATGAATTGGTTGACAAAACAGCTGAAAATTACACGCACAGGCTTAAAGGGCATTGTTCCTTAGATACTTGCAAAAGCCTAGTAAATACAAACCATACGGCAGCATTACGGACGGTAACATTGGTGCATTTGAGTAATGAAGTAGCTGACCCGGAACAGATTTTGAATGAAATAAAAGAAGCGGTGGTTTGGGATGATGCGCTGGTGCAGATTGCCAGACCTGGACTTGAAGTTAATTTGGACTTATGTCCGTTTTGAAAGGAGAAGCTATAACATGGGAAATATGATGAGTTTAAATATCAGTGACGATGTAATAAAAGCAGCAATACAAGAAGAAGTTCACGCCGGAATCGTAAAGGCATTAGGCGACCCATCCGTTATTGTACGTGATGCGATAAAAACAATGACGAATAGGTATGTTAATAAAGAAGGAAAATTTTGCGATAAAGGGAGTTGGAGCGCAAAACCATATTTTGACTGGCTTGCAGAAGATATTGTAAAAACCACAGTAAAGGAAGAAATTGAAAAATATGTAAACGAAAACCGTGAGGAATTTGCAGAAGAGATAAGAAAACAGTTAAAGAGTGTGGATTTTAAAAAGAATGTCACCGCATCTTTCTTGCAGGCTATTGTTAAGTGTACAGAATCTGAATGGAAAATGCCAGTAGAAATTTCGTTTAATAGATTAAAGGAGAATGATTATTAATGAAAATCTTCTTAAAAACACTTGAAAAACTGAAAAAGTTAGAACCTTCTGAACAGGAATGTAAGTATGATAAAGGATGGAATGATGCAATCAAGAAAGTTGAAGAACTGATTTGTTCCTACAGCTCTGCGGATATGTGGATTCCAACAGATTTAAAGTTACCGCCAGAACCAGATGTGAGAGAAAGTTTAAAAGATAGGATAAAATACAACGTTATCATAAAAGACGCCGAGCTACCAACAAACCTTACATATTTAGGCGGTGGAAGATGGTGCATGGTAAAAGAACACGGAATTGCGTATTACCCAGTCATTGCATGGCAGCCAATGCCACCAGTTTACAAGCCAGGGAGATAACACCATTGGAAATTACAATCGGAATTTGTGCAGAGGAAATCAAAGAAATCCTTGTTGAGCACATCAAGACAAAAGGATTTGACGTAACAGAAGATGATATTTCCTTTGTTATCGGGAAAGAAGAAGTTGTAACAGGGAATACAAAGAAAATTAAACACGCACTTATCAGGTGCGACATTCAGATTGAGAGGTGATTGTATGGGATTTAATGTAGTTGTATTATCTGGGCGGCTGACAGCTGACCCGGAAATACGAATGGGAACCAACGACACCAAGATTGCCAGATACACATTGGCGGTTGATAGAGAAAAAAGAAAGAACACAGAGCGTAAAGCCGACTTTATACCATGCGTAGCACTTGGAAAGAATGCAGAATTTGTTGAGAAATTTCTGAAAAAAGGAATGAAAATTAATATTAGAGGGAAATGGCAGACTGGAAGTTATACGAACCAAAATGGTGAAAAAGTATACACAAATGACTGTTTTGTGGAATCACATGATTTTGCAGAAAACAAAGGTCAGACAGAGAATCTACAAAAACCAGATACGCAACCAGTACCGCCGCCAGAACCTAGTTTCATGGATGTGCCGGATTTAGGCGGTATTGAAGATGAATTTCCGTTTAGTTAGGAGAAAACTATGGTAGAAGTTGCTGTTTATGATGCGCTTAGAAAAATGGTTAATTCCGAAATTGAAGAATGGCAGCCTTTACTTACATTAAAAAGCAGTAAAGACGCAAAGACATATGCCAATGGGAAGAACAAAAATTTCAGAATGACGGAATACTGTATTAATTGGTATATGGCGTTGAATTTTAATCCATGGAGCATAAGAACCGACAAAGCAAAAGCTTATTACTGGTTTCATGAAAATGGAAAATATATTCTTCAATTATGGTTGAAAGATACATACAAAACCATTTCTAATGCAATTAGCAATAGCAATTCATTTGACGACTTATTTAACAGCTATTTAGGATGGTTTAATCAAAAAAGACTGGAAACGAGGAAGAAAATGGAAAATCAGTTAAAAGAAACTACCAATAACAAACTCGCTGAAATGAAAATTCCTCATTCTCATGGTGGAGTTGCAAATCTCCTTAAAGTTTTAACAAATACTATGAAAATGCAGGGAGCGGATATCCGTAGCATTGCAAAAGTACAATATGCTATTTGTAAGCAAGCTGGAATCTATATCCCGGATGAATTCATTGAAGATGTTGCAGTTGCTATGGAATGCGAAAACCCAGATATTTTAGATAATTAGAAGCATATGCAAAATAACGGACAGGTAGCGTTCGGTTGAAAGAAGATGATCTAAATTTGAATTACGCACAAATATTCGCAATAAAGAAAGAACGAGAAGAGCGAATAAAGAAGATATGTCCAGGGATTCCGAATTCTAGTGGCATATATGCTTTTTACAGGATAGATGAAGCCGGTATTCGACGCAGTTATGTGGGGCAAGCACTCAGACTTCGTGAGAGATGTGCGAGCCATTTAGGGGAATACGATCACATAGCATTAAGCCTTAAAAAGCATAAGTTTTACAGTGAAAGTAATCCTACTGGATGGAAACTTTCATATAGAACATGTAGAAAGGATGAACTTGACCAGAAAGAAATTGAAACAATCAAGGCTTTTGCAGATAAAGGCTTCCAGATGTACAATATTACAGCTGGTGGACAGTCAACAGGAAAGCAAGTAACAGGGCAATATAAACCACCAAAGACATACAGACAGGGAATCCAACAAGGCAAAATAACCCTTGCAAGAGAACTAAAACACATCATTGATATTCACTTAAATGTATCAATCAGACCAGAAAAAGCAAATAACAAAGTATCTATTAAGGCGTTGGAAAAATTCAACGAATTACTCAATGAAGAAAACTATCACTGATTCTAACACACCAGTAGTTCTACTGGCTAAATTCCAAAGATAAAAAATAAAAAAATGAAAGGAGCTTGCCTTCAGCTGACGTAAGGGTGCACCGGGCTTCTTTTGAATAATGATAAATGAAATATGGAAAGACATTCCAGGATATGAAGGGCTATATCAAGTAAGTAACAGTGGAAAGGTAAAATCAATATCTCACCAGGCAAAGAATAATTCAAATGGTGGCGTAAGAATGACGGTAGGACGCATATTGTCACTATATAAAATGCCTAATGGTTATCTCCAGGTGCAACTCAGTAAAAATGAGAAGCGCAAAAAATTATATGTTCACAGATTGGTTGCAACAGTGTTTTTACATAACGAAAGTAATTTTTCAGATGTTAATCACATTGATGGGGATAAAAATAATAATAGTGTAGAAAATTTAGAATGGTGTAGTCATAGAAGCAATCAGATTCACATGATAGAGAATAGAATGACACGAAAGGCATTTCCTGTAATATGCGTTGAAAGTGGAAATGTATACAGAAGTATATCTGATGCGGAAAAACAAACTGGAATAAGTAGATATGCAATTAAGAAATCGTGTGAATGTGGCGAAGAGTGCAAAGGAGTTCATTGGAGATATGAATAATCGGGTGAAATGCGAAATATACAGAGATAGTTTCCAGAATAGAAAATGCTATAACATACCAAAAGCACAATTGGTCATAGCAGATATTCCTTATGTAGTAGGAAATAACTTTTATGGAAGTAACCCTATGTGGTACGCAGGAGGTGACAATAAGAACGGTGAAAGCAAATTAGCCGGGAAAGCAGCATTTAACTCTGACTTCAATTTCAACCTGTATGAATACTTCCATTTCTGCTCGAAAATGTTGAAGAAAGAACCAAAAAAGGCAGGCGCAAGAGGAAGAAGTTCAGATGCACCATGCATGATAGTGTTTTGCTCATTTGAACAAATTCAAACTCTGATCAATGCAGCTGCGAAACATGGCTTTGTTCACTATATACCACTTGTGTTTATCAAAAACTACAGCCCACAGGTGCTTAAAGCAAATATGCGTGTGGTAGGTGCTACAGAATATGCCCTTGTATTCTACAGAGATAAACTTCCAAAATTCAGAAATGGAGCACAGACGGACGAAAACGGAAAGACTATTCGTGGAACTGGGAAAATGGTATTCAACTGGTTTCAATGGGAGAAGGACGGAAAAGATATTCCGAAAATTCATCCAGCGCAGAAACCAGTATCAGTTTTAAAACGACTGATTGAAATATTTACTGACCCTGGGGATGTAGTGATTGACCCTTGCTGTGGAAGTGGCAGCACATTGAGAGCCGCTATGGAACTTGGCAGAAGTGCATACGGATTTGAAATTGACAGAAATTTTTATAACAGAGCAAAAAGCGAAATGCTTGTTTTTGAAAAAGATAGTCAAATGAGCATAGGAGATTTTATATAAGGAGCGTGATTGAATGTCAGAAAACACAAACGAATGCGTTATTTAAGTGGATTCCCAGAAGAGATTATGTAGGGCTTACTGCTAAGAATGGAAGTTCCTGGAAGAACAGATGTGAGGAATTAGAAAAGGAATTTCCAGATGATGTGAAAATTCTTGCCAGAAATAATGATGGATCTATTTTCGCTCACTTACCATATTCCTACATTAAAATCAACCCACCGAGAAAATATTCCGATGAAGCGAAAAAGAAAGCTGCGGAAAGATTAAATAAAATGCGTGCAGAAAAAAGTAATACTGCGGAAGAAAATCCGTTTTGCCTATGAATTACCGTCAGAGGAAATATAATGAGGGGCAATCTGCTAGAAATGATATTTACGGATTTCTTGTCAAGTATTTTGAGAAACACGGATACATGCCTTCTTACGAAGAAATTATGGATGGAACAGACCTTACAAAGTGTACAGTCCAGAGACATATGCGGCAATTGGAGATGGATTCTCTGATTGCCACAGAACATCCGGGAGTATCAAGAGCATACCGTTTGACGGAATACAGATACGAAAGGAAAAAATATGGGAAGCAAATTAAAGATGAAAGCACCAAAGAAAAATAGGGTGTTGGAATGCGATAATCAAATGTCACAGGCATTCGGAAGAGCGATGAAGCAATCGTACAAGGAACTACAGGAAATGCGAGATCAAGCCTACAACGACGGCTTTGATACTGGCGATAATTGGGCGACCGTAGTCAATACTGTAACAATTATGATGGCTTTGAACAAGAAACATAAGTTTTCAACAGACAGGCTTCTGGATGTAGTTCATCTTGCTAACGAGTATGTGAGGATGGCAAATAACGGAGAGAGAAGCTTTATGAGCATGATGGAGGAAATCGAAGAGAAGACGAAAATTAGATTTCCAGAAGAAACTAAAGAATTGGTCAGAAGATTTGGAGCGTAAATAAATGGTTTATTTCTTGATGAATTAGAACCAGACAGAGGAAATATTAACACAGAAATCATGGAGGACTGCACGATAGCGTGTCAGTTGCTTACATGGGGAAAGTGAGGATGGAAAATGAAATTCAAAAGTAATGCCAAGTATAACGAAAAACCTGAAACCGGAAGTATTTTCACTTTAAAAAGCAATTCTTTAGGAATCAGTATTCACAAATATTTCGGATGCGGAGATGCGCTGTTCCTCAACAGTAAGGCACTGAACATTGATAACTACGATCTTGAAACAGAAGATTTTGACGAAGCTGTCAGTAAAGCGAAAGAAGTTATCATGAGTAAAGTTAAGAAAATCAGAGAGGATTCATACAGATTCTATTCAGACAACAATATTGAATTTGATAGATATTAGGAGGACGTAATGACAGAACAGGAAAAGAAAGAACTTCTGGACGAACTCGAAAAGCGCATGGACGAGAAATACAAAGGTTGCCTTACCAGAGAGGATGTTGCAACCACATTAAAAGTACCGAGAGAAAAGTGGTTTAGAGATGAGAATGGGAACGGAAGAAATTCTCTGATGACGGATGCTTTTGATTCATCTATTATCTCATGGCAGGTCTGGGAAACAATCAGAAAATTAACTTGTGTTGTGTGTGGTAAGCAGTATGTCAGACAGCTTGCAAATGTAGAAAATGCAGATGAGATTGCAGAGAAACTTTGCCAGTTTGTTTATGACTTGAAGATGGATTTTAAGAAACAGGAGGGCACGGAATGAAATTATATTTCTATATTTTGGACAGGAACGAAAAATTTAATCCAGAAACCAGAACATTTGAGAAGCCTGTTTTCAAAATAAGAGCTGAAGAATGCGAGGTAATCGAGAAACCCAAAACTTATAAAGCATTAACAAATTTTCCAAATGGAATTTATGCTGGATTCGTGAGGAAGGAAGATGTTGGAAAAATTTTTGGTACTTTAACAAAGTACATTGTATTGAAAGAACCAAATTATCAGTTTGCGAAAGATAAATTCTTAAAAGAGTACAATGCTGAGATAAGTAGATTAAAAAATGCAATTGCTATGTACGAAGATATGATAGCTGCGATCGAGGATTGCAAGGAGGACGTAAAATGTTAATTCCAACAGTACCGGCTAAAGAATTTAAAAGATTTGGTTTCAAAAAATGTGTAGGAGATTACGGCAAATCAAACTGCTATTATCTTTGTGTTTCCAGAGGAATTAAGACGCTTTTTGTAAGTGATAAATTATTTTGCGTAAACACCTGGAAAGACGACGATCCGAGGATTCACGAAAAACCAAATTGCAGATACAGAGATCAAAGAACGAGTCTTGATATTATCTATGAACTTATCAAAGCTGGAATGTTAAAGAGCGAATTCGATGATAAGGAGGACACAAAATGTTAATCAGAAGTCAGGATAAAACAGCGCTGGTAAAGTTTGAAAACATTGTAATAAATCTAAAACTCCCAGATTCGTTGAATGTTATATGTTGGAGTTTGCAGGATGCACAGAGAAGTGGAGGATATTTTATTTTAGGAGAATATTCCACCAAAGCAAAAGCCCTTAAAGTACTGGATATGATTCAGGAAGCCTACATGGATTACGAATCCGGTGAAATTATTAGCAATGGGTTGGCGGGATCAGCATACACAGGAAGCTATGATACAAAAGAAAGTGTGGCACATGGAATTGCTGTATTAAAAGGCTATGGAAATGAGATAAGAAAATCAATCCTGTTTCAGATGCCAGCGGATAGTGAGGTGGAAGTATGAAGTACAGAAAGAAGCCAGTTATAATTGATGCACTTCAGTGGACTGGTACAAATCATCGAGAAATGTTCGATTTTCTGACGGACTATCAGTGTAAAGACCAGTATATGTCGGCAGAAGGTAAGAATTTCTATATTGACCATTGGAAGGTTCCTGGCGGATTGGTTATTAAGACACTCGAGGGTGAACATCTTGCAAACATTGGTGATTACATCATCAAAGGTGTTCACGGTGAATTTTATCCGTGTAAGCCAGATATATTCAGAGAAACTTATGAGGAGGTGGAAGTATGAAGTATAAATGCGTGAAATCGTTCACGTTAGATACATACGATGGTGATGGATTTTACGTTGACGGATACATGGAAATTGAGGTAGGCGAAGTTTACGAAGTTGGAAATGAAAAAATTATTGATGGAGAAATTCATCTTGACGGAGTAAATGTTAACAGATGGATTGAGATATCTCAAGAAATGTTAGATGAGTATTTTACAGAGGTGGTTGTATGAGCAGAGTACGAACCAGATTAGAACAATACAAAACTGAGATAGAAAATAAATCACAGTATAAGCATGGGCTTCCAGGGAGTGCGCTGGATATTGTGAATACTCTTCTGGTGGATGCGGAAGAAGATAGAAAAGAAAATAAACAATGGATTCGTCGGCTTCGAGGAAGTATAAATGGAATTAGAGATATTATATGCAATACTGATGAGATAAAAACTGCAACATACAGGGTTCAGGAATACATGAGAAATCATGGGAGCGATAAAGAATTTATTCAAAACATTAATAACGATTTTGTTCTTGGATTTATGATTTCTCAAAGAATGATGCATGATGATTTCCAGGTTGTATGGGAAGAATATTTGGAATCAAGCGAGAGGTGGAAGCATGAGCCATATTAAAGACAGATTAATTCAATTGAAGAATGAGGTGGAAAACACAGGGAACGGAGCTTATTTCTCGAAAAATAATATCTCAAAAATTGTAGAATTACTTCTTACTGATCTGGAACAGGACGAGAAAGAAAATGGTTGGATTCCGGTTAGTGAGAGACTTCCGGAGAAAGACGGAAGGTATCTGGTGACGTTTAAGAACGGAATAAAAGTTTGTATGGTAGGATATGGCTCTTGTAAGAGAACTGTACTGGGATATCCAATTGGGCATGGCTGGTATAGTTTGGAAGAAGCGCAATATTATGCGGAGGACAGTATTATTGCATGGCGGCCAATTCCGAATCCAATGAAAGAAGATGATGTTTAAATGGGAAAAGTAAAGAATTTAAAGGGTAAAAGATTTGGTAAATTAGTAGCAATCGAGTTTGTTGGAATAGGAAACAGGCATTATGCCATGTGGAGATGTACTTGCGATTGCGGGAATGAATGCATAACGAGTGCGGACGTTTTAACAAGGAAAACAAATCACTCATGCGGATGTCTAGCCAAGGAGCATCTGAAAGAAATGAGCAAAAATAATATTACGCACGGAATGACTGGAAGCAGATTGTTAGGATGTTACAAAGCGATGATGAGTAGGTGCTATAGAGAAAAAGATATTCACTATAATGCTTATGGCAAACGTGGGATTGTTGTGTGCGATGAATGGAGAAATGATAAAAAGACATTTATACAATGGGCTTTAACTAATGGATATTCCGATAGCTTTACGATTGACCGTATAGATGTTAACGGTAATTATGAGCCGAATAATTGCAGATGGATTCCAATGAGTGAGCAATATAAGAACAAACAATCGAATTGCAAGAAAATATTCCAAGATCCATACAAGGAGTACTGAACATGATTGAATACACTGAAAAAGACAGTAAAGAGTTCGTAGAAGCCTTGAACACATTAATTTCAAAATGCGCAAAGGCAAAAAGTTACGAACTCAATTGCATCGTATCTTACGGACAGAATCTGGAACTTGATTGTCATTTCGGCTTCAAAGCGCACAAGGAGGACTGAATGGGATATTGTAAATTAAACTGCCCGGACGGCGAAAAAGAGTGCTGCATCTGCTGTACTAAACAGGATTCCTGCCAGTGCAGATGTGATGATATGGACGGTTATGAATATGCGGAGGAGTGTGAAGATTATGAGGTTGATTGATGCAGATAAATTGAAGTATGCGATACATTGTGCATATTCTGATGATTTAGAGATTCTTGAAAAGATTGACGAACAGCCGACAGCTTTTGATGTGGACAAGGTTATTAGTGAATTGAAAAGAGATAAATTCGTTGAATCAGAATGTATCTTATCTGATGTACATCAAGGATACAATGCTGGACTAAGCAGGGCGGTAGAAATCGTGAAAGGCGGTGGGATTGAATGAAATATCCAGAAGAAATGTATATTGATAGCCAGATATTTGCAGGGGATATGGATGGTTCGGAATCAAATCTGACAGAAAAAATCGTAAAAATAAGGGTTTCTCATTTATGCTGCGTATGTGAAAAACAGATACCTAAAGGCGAAAAAATGTTAAACCAAAAAGCAATAGTAGAAGGACAAGGTTGGTGCAGCTGCTATATTTGTCTACCATGTGTTGAAAATTGGTTAGAAGAATCGGGACAAGTAGAGGATGGTGGAGCCGAAATGAGAGAAATTCTTTTCAAGGCAAAGCGGATTGATGATGGTAAATGGGTTGAGGGATGCTATCAGAAAAGATATGACCTTTTAGGCAGCGAAGAACATTTCATCTTCCACGCTGATAGTTATACAGTATGGGAATATGCGGAAATTAACCCATCCACCATCTGCCAATATACAGGCTTGAAAGACAAGAACGGGAAGAAAATTTGGGAAAATGATATATGTGATCGCAAAGAAAAATATCCAGAAGTTGTAAAAATGACAAATGGGGATTGGACATTGGATTACAGTTATGCAATCGGAAGAGATTATGGCAATAGTTATTGTAATTTGGGATTCTATGTCAATGAAAGAAAATGTGTTGAAGTGGTTGGGAACATTTTCGACAATCCAGAGTTATTACAGGAGGAACACAAATGAGTAGTGCAAGCGCAAGATTTGGAACGAAAGCGTATGTATGTGCAAGGTACTTTCTTAGACCAGGAAAGTGCTTCAAATACATCGACCAGCGTGGCGAAGATGCCGCAGAACACATCTATGAGGTCATGGCATTATATCCATATTGCGTATTGTTAAGAGATACCAGAAACGGAGTCAGAACTTGTCCGGGATATAACACTTTGAGCCTGATGCTGAGAGGAAGTGAAGCGAGTGAGTAAATCAGTATTAGTGTTGGATACGCCAGAGAATTGCTATGATTGCCCGTTCGGAACTGCATACTGCGGCGAACTTGAATATGTAGGTTATTGTGAATTAGCTGACTGTTTAGATTATGATGTAATTCTGATGACAGAAGAACATTATGATTGCGAAAGTAAATCAAGACCTGAATGGTGTCCGCTGAAGCCATTACCAGAGAAAATGACCAGAGTAGCTCCAACAGATCACTGGGACAGCATAAAAGCAGGTTGGAATGAATGTATTGATGAGATTACAGGAGGAGAGGATTCTGATGATTAATTTAACAGGAAAAAGCGTGTTTGTAAAGACACAGGAAGAATATTTGAGCGTTCTGAAAATAGCAAAGCTTCAGGGATTCACATGGGCGAGAGAAAACCATTTAAACCATATCGTAATTCCATTTCCAAACATATTGAATTTTTACGGCAGTAAGATCGTTACTTACAGCTGTACTGAAAAGACATTGTATGAATCATCTGAAATCATCGAAGATGAAGAAAAAATCAAGGATGCAGTAAAACTTGTCAGAACGTTCGCTAAATACCCAGGCAGAACAACTTTGACGGACTCATTTATTAAGTCCTTGAAGCTACTTGCAGATACCGTAGAAAGTCAGATGGAAGAGGTGAAGTAGGTGGAGAGATTAACACTTGAAGAAGCTATTTCTCATGCAAAAGAAGTAGCAGAAAAGAATTACAGAGGTGCAGATTTTGAGTCAATTGATTCTATAGACGATGATATAAAGACTAATTGTATAAAATGTGCGGAAGAACATATGCAACTTGTAAAGTGGTTGGAAGAACTGAAGTCTTATAAAAACTTAGAAGAACAGGGCTTACTTGTGAGATTGCCGTGTAAAGAAGTATATTCACGATCAGGAGATTTCGTTTATCTTATTTATGATTATGAAATTATTGAATGCGTGCATTGTGGATTGGGAATTGACCCGTTAAGCGGAAAAGCCTACATTACGCTCGCAACAGATGAAAAGTTATTCCCTTACAGAAGTCCAGACCCAGAACAAGATTTAGACCCTACTGATTGGTGTACTAATGCGACAGATGTCGAGGTAAGTGAACTTGGTAAAACCGTATTTCTCACCCGTGAAGAAGCTGAGAAGAAGTTGGAGGAGATGAAGAAGAATGGCGAATAAAATGGAAAAAGCAAGTATTCCTGTTGAAGTCGAAAAGGAAATTGTAACGGAATTAGAACAGATTTTTAGAATCGTAGATGACAAGCCATATTTTGAATTAAAATACAAGAAAGTTGGCGAGGATTATTACCACGTATGATATAGTTCGTTTGATTTTCATAATGTTCTGAAATGGAAAGAAGAATATTTTGAATTAGTAAAGGAGAATTATCAAGAAACAATCAAAAATTAAGATACCCAGAACTTCCAGACGGATTAGTTATGGTTGATTTAGAAACTAGACAAGAAGCTATTAAGGCGATTGAAAAGCAGATTCCGAAGGAAGTAGACAACTTAAGTGAAATGTACATGGACTTTGGAGAACGTAAAAAAATAAAAGTTGGTGCTTATGGTAATTGTCCGAGCTGTAAACAAAGCGTAGGCATTGTTAGTAAATACTGTACCAGATGCGGCCAGAAATTAGATTGGAGCAAAGAAAATGACATATAACATTAACGAAAGCATTATTGATAGAAGCGTTGACAATTACGGAGAAGAAATTCAGTCAACTGTCTGCATGGAAGAATGCGCAGAACTTATCCAAGCAATCAGCAAGGCAAAGCGTGGAAAAATCAACCGTGATAACATGATAGAAGAAATTGCAGATGTGTTGATCTGCATCGAAATGCTAAAGCAAATGTACATGATATCCGATGAGAAAATTAATAAGTGGATTGAGAAGAAACAGGAGAGAGAAGCAGAAAGGATTGGTGATATTAATGTTTGTACAAAATAAAAGCATAAAAGATTACATTCACAAGTGCAATGTCGAAAGATTACCAATAAATTATGATGGCAAGATGGAAGTCAACTTATTTGGTCATCGGATTTTAGTAGAAAAGAACGAATGGTTATGGCACTTGCATTTGAAAATAACAGATAAGTGCAATGCCAAATGTTCATTCTGTGTCGAACAAAACGCAGAACGTTGCGAGAATGCAGAGTATTTTATAATGCAAGTTGATGAAATGCTTTCAGAAATGGAAAAAGAAGGAATATTGTATTCCGTATCTGTAACAGGTGGAGAGCCACTGCTATTTGAAAAATTTACTAAATTATGTGAAGTTTTAGGAAAACACGATATTAAATTTTTGACGATTAATACAAATGGGAAATACTTAGAAAATCATATTAAAGAAATTGATGGACTGTTTGATTTTGTAGACATTAGCAGACATGCTATTTCCGATAAGAAAAATAATGAAATTTTTGGAACATGTATGCCATCTTTGGTTGATCTGGAACGTATTAAAGGCAAATTATTAAAGACCAAAATGAGATTACAATGCGTATTGTGCGACGCGAACACAATCGAAGATGTATTAAATATGATTGATGCATACTCTTTTGCAGATGATTTATCATTCAGAAAACTTATGAAGCTAAGTGAAAAAAGCGGAATTAAATACGATGAAAAAGAAGAATTATATAACAAAATACTTGAATACGCATACAATCATTTTGAATTTATCGAGCAAACAATTCAAGATTATTATGTGTATGAAATATGGAAATACAAAGATACTTTAATCACCTTTAGCTATTCGAACATGAAAATGCTTAGCGAAATAGAGAAAGCGGAAGATAATAGTGTTTGTAGAGAATTTATAATTCACCCAGACGGAACAATTTCTGGAAGTTGGAATAAAAACATGAAGGTAATCAAGAAATAGCACATAAAACTCATATAATTTGATTTATTTGACAAAAATTAAAATGGGAGGATTAATCATGAATAAGAAAGAAATCGCAGAGATCAAGAAACAGTTTACACCAGCAAATTGTTCTATTACACGCATTTGTGGTTGTTATGTGGATGCAGAAAAGAATAAGAGAACCAAAATTAAAGAAGCGTTCCTGTCTCTTCCAGAGGAAGAAATGTTTAAGTATTTTGACATTTTCAAGAAAACTATGTCTGGCAGACTTGGAAAGAACCTTATGAACTTTGATTTTCCATTAGCACAGGAAAAAGAGGGTGGAACGCAGGAATTTCTTATGCGGATCAGAGCAAGTAAGCTTAAAGATGATGAGCTTTTGGACGAGTTCTACGACAAAGTAATTGAAAACTATGACTATCCAGAAAATTACTACATAATTCTCATTCATGCAGTATATGACATTCCTGGAAAAGCTTCTGATGAAACTGAAATGCAAGATGCTTCAGAAGAAATCTATGAACACATTCTGTGCAGCATTTGCCCGGTAAATCTTTCAAAGGCTGGGCTTAGCTATGATATGAATGAAAATAACATCAAAGACCGCATTCGTGATTGGGTAGTCTCAAGACCAGAAACAGGATTCTTATTCCCTGTATTCAATGACAGAAGCACTGATATTCATGGAACCTTGTATTTCAGCAAAAACACAAAGAATATTCATCCAGACTTCATCGAAAATGTTCTTGGCACACCAGTTCCACGTATACCAGGCAATGAGATCAATGTCTTTTCAGATTTTATCATGGACAATTTCGAAGGAAATACAACATTCAATTTCACTGAAAACCTAATTGAATCTTTGCAGGAAGTAAGAGAACAGAAGAAAGACAGCCCAGAGATGATAACTGTATCATGTGATGAAATGGAACAGATTTTTGGATATTGCGGAGTTCCATACGAGAAGTTGTCGGATTTCAAAGAAAACTGGGAAATGTATTTCAGTAATGAGCCTGTTTCCCTTGACAATATCCACAATTCAAAAACTGCAAAAATTGCAACACCAGATGCAACAATCTGCATCCAGCCGGATAAAATTGCTCTGATTGAATTGAAAGAAATAAACGGCGTTCCATCCATTGTGATTCCAGTAAATGGAGAACTGAAAATCAATGGAATTGAAGTTGAATTGAGATAAACACTTTTGAAAAATCCAGGAATTGGAGAAAGGAATTTTAGAATTGGCAAGCGATGTAAAATGGATAAAAATATGTTCAGATATTTTCGACGATGAAAAAATAATGCTGATTGAAAATTTGCCAAGTGCAGACAGCATTATCGTAATATGGTTCAAATTATTATGCTTAGCCGGGAAAAATAACAACAGTGGTGTTTTTATTTTAAACGATAAAATTGCATATACAGATGAAATGTTGGCAACAGTATTTAGAAGAGACATTAATACAGTTCGATTAGCGTTAAAAACATTTGAAAACTACGGAATGATTGAAATTGTTTCCGGTGTTTACACAATTCCGAACTGGGGAAAATATCAAAATCTTGATAAAATTGAGCAAAAAAGCCAATATATGCGAAACTATATGCAAGAATATCGAAAAAAGCAGAAAGACAAAATAGAGTGTAAAACTAACAGTAAACTTTACGGTAAAGTTAACAGTAAAACTAACGTTAGCTCGGCAGAAGTATATAATAAAGAACTAGATAATAAAGAATTAGATAATAAAGAAAAAGAAATAGAAGAAGAGAATGATTTAATAGTATCTTTAGATACTATTCGTCAGACTGACGTCCAACGAATCATTGATGAATGGAATACTCTGGAAGAATTCGGCATTACTCCTGTAAAAAGAATGACACCAAAACGAGAACAGGCAGTGAAAGCTAGAATCCGTCAGAACTGTGTTGAAGATATTCTGGAAGCGATTGAAAATATTCGACGCAGCACATTCCTACAAGGGCAAAATAAAAATGGCTGGATGGTTACGTTTGACTGGTTCTTAAAGCCTGGAAATTTCGCAAAAGTATTTGAAGGGCAATACGCAGACAAGTCTACGAATAGACCGTGCAGCTACATGGAGAAAATTCAAAACAGGGTAAGCGAGGTAGATAATTGGGTATGACAAGGGAAGAATGGGCGGTACTGGTAAAGGCAATGAAAGCTGTGTACACTTCTCCATCATTTCTGCCAGATCAGAATGCTTTTGATACATGGTATGGACTTTTGAAAGACATAGATTACAAGCTTTTAAGTTTTGGCTTGAAGAAATATATGCAGACTGAATGGAAAGAACCTACAATAGCTGCATTACGGCAATGCGCGCAGAGCCTTCAGCCACAAAAAGAAGAGCTGAATGAAACGGAAGCATGGGAAAAGGTATGCAAGGCCATTCAAAATTCTACATATAATGCAGAAGCAGAGTTTGATAAACTCCCAAAAATCATCCAGAAAGCAGTATCAAGCCCGGCACAGCTTAGAGAATGGGCGGTATCTGAAAATGTGGATGGTACATGGTGGAGTGTAGTTCAGTCCAACTTTCAAAGGACTTACCGGGCAGAAGTACAGAGAGAACAAGAACGAAGAAAACTAAGCCCAGACCTTTTAAAAATTATAGATTCTGCCAGATTGGGAGGTGTGGAAAAATGCCAGATAGAAAACCATGGAGAGAATTAAAAAGCACTGAAATTATAGGCCTAAAGCGGAGACAATGCTCGAAATGCGACTATTACAGCAAGAGTGAAAATGCATGGAGTACAAATGCAACCTGTGATTATATCTTGATCGAAGAACATAGCAGAGGATGTGATCCGAGGGATTGTGTTAAAAATGGTATCTTCAAAAAGAAAGCGAGAGGAAATTCAAGAGTAAAGCGAGTGATTCTATGAGGAAGATAAGCGAAATGTATAAGCGGTCTGGTGGTACAGCTTATCAGCATACCTGTTCAGATTGCAGATTCTTCCGCGGAGGCAAGCATCCGCAGTGTTTGCAATACGAACTGGAAATTGACTGGAAACCAGATTATATAGCTTGTAAATTTTACAATCTGGAAGAAACTCAGATTGACGGACAGGTCAATATCTTTGATTTGTTGTAAAATGTGATAATTGTGCACTAAAAATTGCGTAGAATCATTAAAAAGAGAATAGCTTAGGAAATTATAGGGCATACAAAAGATAAAGGAAAACAACGTAAAAAATTAGATAATTACTTGGAGGGACATTTAATGGAAAAAGCTATATTGTATGCCATAAATGAAAGAATGTTCTCACTTGGTCTGATAGATGAGAAAACAAGGGACAAAATAAAAGCTGAAATTAGCATTAGAAAGTAACAAAATGTATTGAGTGGAGTTATGTGAAGTGTTATACTTTATATGATTCCACTCCCTGTATATTGAGGGAGAAATGCACTATGAATATTTATTATGTCAGAGAAAAATTAAGGAGTTGTTCTATTTACGACATTGAACTAAATGTTGCTTATTATGCCAGGGTTTCTACGGAAAAAGTTGAACAGCAAGCATCCATTAAACACCAGGAGGAACATTTCGAAGAGCTGATACGTTCTAACAACAGATGGAAGTTTGCAGGTTCTTACATTGATGATGGTATTTCCGGAATGCACGCAGATAAAAGAGAAGAATTCCAAAGAATGCTCAAAGATGCAAAGCTTGGAAAAATTGACATGATTATCACAAAAGAAATTTCGAGATTTGCGCGAAACACTCTTGACAGCATCCAATATACCAGGGAATTGTTGTCTTACGGCGTATGCGTGTGGTTTCAAAATGATGGAATTAACACTATTGATGATGATAGTGAGTTCAGGCTTACTATTATGGCCGGGGTAGCACAGGACGAAATCCGCAAGCTTTCTTCAAGAGTAAAATTTGGACACGCACAGTCAATCAAAAATGGTGTTGTTCTCGGACACAGAATGTATGGATATTCAAATAATAAAGGGAAGCTTGAACTGATTCCAGAAGAAGCAGACATGATTCGAATTATTTTTCAAGATTATGCTTCCGGAATATCTACACCAAGAATAGAAAAAAAACTCTGGGATATGGGATACAGAAGTTTCAAAGGCGGTAAAATTAACCGGGATGTCATAAAAAATATTATTCGAAATCCAAAATACAAAGGATACTATTGCGGAGGAAAAGTAAAGGTTGTCGATATGTTCACAAAGAAACAAGAATTTCTTCCACAGTCAGAATGGATAATGTTTAAGGATGATGGTTCCAGAGTACCGCAGATCATTGATGAAACTACCTGGGAAAAGGCAAATGCGTATTTAAGGGAGCGCGGAGAAGCTATAAAATCAAGAAAAACCTCTTTTAAGAGTGAAAATATTTTCACTGGAAAACTTTTCTGCGCTAACGACGGAGCACCATACTGGATGAAGCAGCATTATATTCGAGGAAAAGAAGATGTTCGATGGGTATGCAGTTATAAGATAAAAAACGGAGCAGCTTCATGTGATTCATTTGGACTGGCAGAATCAGAACTGAAAGAAGTAATCGCAGAATTAATAAATAAATCTTCTGAAAACATTGATAGCATTTTGGAGGAATATTTTGAAATTTTGCAGTCCTTGATCAAAAACATTCCAGACAATAAAAACGAAATCTCACGACTTGAAAAACAGATTGATCTGTTAAAACAAAAACGTGAAAAAATACTGGAATATAATCTGGATGGAAAAATATCTGATGATGAATTTATTTCAAGAAATAAAGAATACATGAAGCAGATAAAGCAGATTGAGAGCCATATTCTAGAAATACAAAATACCAAAAGTCCAGAGCCAGTAGAAATACAATTAAGTGCTATTAAAGAACAGTTAGAAAAGTTTAAGGGCGTTACTCCAAAAGACATTAACAGGCAGATTGTGAATGAACTTTTTGAAAAAATTACCGTGGAACCGTTGGCGGCTACATGTGCAACACTAACATTTCAATTGAGGTCTGGAAACCTTGAAAAACGGGGATTTCCTTTGCGTTGTTCTGACGATATGATTTTCACTCTACATTCAGAACAACACAAGATATTTAGTAGGAAAACTTGCATTAAGACACAAGATATGGTATTTTTCAAATATAAGTACCTTTTAGCACTATAAGAGAAAAAATGGGAGTGGAATCAATGATACATACAGCTTATGACGTAATGAAAGAGTTTTTAATCACGGATGCAGACCTTGATGGTAAGTACGAAATCCCGAAAATTCCAAAGACTTTTATCCATCCAGGGAAAGATACTGTAGACTTTGCGGAGAGCTTCAGCCGGAAGATTAAGAACCACAAGGAACTTGATGTGAATTTCTATGTGGACGATGTACAGTTTCAAAGATTGTGGAATCAGCCAGACAAGTATATGGAGCATTTAAAATGTTTTCATGCAGTCATTATGCCAGATTTCAGCATATCGGTAGGCAAGAATGGAATGCCACTGGTAATGTGCCTGTGGAATAAATACCGCAATCACGCACTGGCTCACTACATGATCTTGAACGATATTCCAGTAATTCCGAACGTAAGCATATTACCGGAATATTGCTGGGATTGGTCTTTTGACGGACTTCCAGAGGGAAGTACAGTGGCCTGTTGCACTAACGGAAGAGTAAAGAGTAGGGCGGCAAGATTAGATTTCTGCACAGGATTCAAAGAGATGGAGCGTAGATTGAAGCCACTGCGAGTTATCATTGTTGGCAGAATCCCGGAAGAATTAGAAACAGACACAGAAATTATAAACTTTGAAACCAGGAATCAGAAGATTAATAAGGAGGGCGTAAATGGGAACAACGACTGACAATTACCAGAGAAAGAAGAAACTTTCTAAGTCACAAATGAAGAGGACAGAACGTTTAGAGAAATCATCCCACAGAAGATATGGAACACGGAAGAAAGAAGGATTAAATAAATTGTGAATTTTGAATCATTTAAAACTTTACGCTATAGAAATATTTGTGCAAAATTAAAATTTAAGTGGCAGCTAGAAAATGAGAGAATTTTTCTGGTTGCCACTTTTTTTATGGATTTACTTGATTTTAGGCTTCTAAAATTATGTTGAAATTTAGGGATCATCCACAAGTTAGTTGCAACTATTGAATCCTTGAACAGCTGCGACTTTTCCGTTGCAACAAATCAATCAGGGGACAGCACCGGGAGCCGATACCATGCAGAGCTTATGAAGCCTGGACAGCGCCGGGAACGATTGAACACCAGCAAAGCCGACCGTCAGCCGTAGCCCTGGCAGACCAGAACCAACCGACAACAGATAATAGACCATAGCAACAAGTAACATACAACACGACGTTAAAATACAATAATACTCTTGCAAAATAAGCCTTAAATTGCTTGTAACGTATTTAGCCTATACTTTATTGACTGCGATTATAAAACGCCTTAAAATGGCAAATACAGCGTTATACAAGCATATCACAATATAATTGTATAGCCCTAATTGATATATAGCCCGGACAAACTACGCACATAAGCGGACAAAATGCACCAATTTACACGGTACGCAAATAAAGCATAGCCGAACATAGCTATACAAGGCTATTATACACCCATAGCCGCAGACAGTCAATAAACCATGTGGCGCACTAAAAAGCGATTTAAAGGCTCTTAAGCGGCTCAAAATGCAAATGCTGCATAAATCCCCATTAACAGCATAAAAATCCATTTACGGGCAAAAAATTAAGCTAATTGATTGACTTATGGTATTAACTTTGCAAGGTGCATCTGGCAGAATGCCAAAAACCGCTTGCACGCCGTGAACGTGCCGCCGGTCTGGAAACCGGGAAGCGGTAAAAAATCAATCAGTTATACCTAAATATTCCATAGTTTTTTTATCAATCTCTTTCCCAGTAATAGTCGGGGAATAAATACTTTCTAAAAATTCTATGTAATTGTCTAGCTCATCAACAGAAAGTGTTATTAATTTATTAAATATTTTATCACTCATGTTTTTATCTTTCTTCCCTTCGCCCTGGGAGCCAGGATATAAAAAGACGCGCCCTATTATTTAAAAGTCATTTTTGTAACAGCTGGAAGACTGCGGAAAAATTCCCGGCGGTCGTAATCATCTTTAATATTAAATTGTCTGTCGCTTGTGGGGATGATCTCATCCTCGATAAGCTCCATACAGGACAGTTGTAAGCAGTTCTCTTTTTTCGTTGATCTGTGCAGTGCATACCGCATTATAGACTTTTTACCATCCCGGCGCTTTACCGAGGGCATATCCCAATAAGCTAATTTAATAACGCCACCAGCAACAGCCATGAAAATTTCAGTTGCTTCTTTTTGGGCTTTTTTATTGATTGTATCAACTGTTGAAAAGTCGCCGCTTTTTATGGCGGCGATAGTCTGCTTTGGTGTTGGTTTTATAATCTTATTTGTCATTTTTATAACCCTCCGTAAATTTTACTATGTGTTACAAATGCAGGCTTTTGCGTGTAATCAGTCCAGACAACGCACCCTTTGCTATTTTTACATAAATATGACCCGTTGTTGCTTGCCTTTAACACATGCAATATTTTTTTGTTAACCTTTATAATATCGTGTTCTTCTATTGCTTTCATTTTAAAACCCTCCATAAGTTTTATTTTTCTTATAACACTTATTCCAAAAATCAACGACTTTTTCCGCTTCTTTTTTTGTGCTGCAAATATTTGCGGAAGTAATACCGGGGATTTGCAAGGAAAAAATAAGGTTGTCAGATTCAGCAACCCGAAGAACAGAAGCAAGGTTTTTATTGTTTGTGCGTGTTGAAATTGCTATATAATGATATTTCATGTTTTAGACCTCCATTTGATTAGGAAAACAGGCGGGAAATCCCCGCCCGGAAATTGTTTATTTAATTCAAACAAGCGTTTATTTTCTCTTCCAGATGCGGGAACGCTTCACAAATTTCTTGCACACTGTCGGCGTAATAATCGCCCACGATATCACCAAAAATCTTGATATTTCCAGAATAAAAACATCCGAGATCATTAAACCAGATATCAAGCCCGGTTGCCTGCTCCTTTTTGTCATTGTACCACATGTCAATTTTTATCATGTTTTTTGTTCCTCCTGATTTTATTTTAAAAGGCCGCCGGGGAAATGCTCCCCAGTACGCTTGCCAGCCTAATTAAAATTAATTTTAAGTGACTTTATAGTTCCGCTTCTCAATTCTTCAAGTGCGATTTTATTTACTTCATTTGCAAAATAATCCACCTTGTAAGAATCAATAATTTTGTTCTGATTGTCCATTCTTTTATAAAAATCTAATGTATCATCTTCCCAGTACCACACAAAATAAGTATGCAAAATGTAATTTTTATCATCATAGACGCGTTTACAACGTCTTTTGCTTCCATTCATTAAAAAAATATCTTCTGGTGCTTCTAAAGCGTCATACTCTGCATTTGAACAATGGTGCTCTATTTCTTTATATGTCCAGATAACCGCGCCGCCCCATGTATTTTTTTCGGTCACAACTGCTCTTTTAGTTCTCAACCATGCTTGCATATCTTCTTTAGTTCTCCATGCATAGCTACTCATTCCAGCTTTAGAAGCAAAATATTGATAATCTCCGTTATTTTCTGCTTTTCTATATGACAAATGATATTTATCATGTGTTTTTGTGGAAAACATTTCTTTATTATCGTTACACTCCCACAAATTAACTGTTGCGGTAAAATAAATTCCACCATTTGCACAAGCCCCAGCATTTCCCCAAGTCCAAAAAGTATTGCTTGACGTGCCTTTATATGCAAATTCAGACTTATTATGATGGCTAAACGCACCACCCGAAGCACTTCCGCACAACTCGTTATCGTAAATACTTAAATGTATTCCAGCATTTTCGCAAAGCTCTATGTTTTCTCCTATTTTCTTTGTTGCTGTTGCTTTTGGGAAATATTCCCCGTATTCGTTTGTATACTCTACTACGTCATATTTTTGAATGGCTTCTGTAGAGCGTGATCTTTCAATCATTTCAATAATGCAGTTTACTTTTTTTACGTCTGACTCTTCAAGTCCGTAATAGCTATCGAAAAGCTCGTTCTCTTTCTTTAATGTTTCAAGTGTGTATTTTTTCATTGTTTTTTTACCTTCGCCCCTGTTATAATGGGGTTGCCTTTCTTTTTTTAGTTTGGTGCCCGGTTTGGTTTGGAAGATCGCCGGGCTTTTTTATTTTCTGGGAACTAGAGTTTTTCAATTAATCAGTCCGTTTTCCTATGTCCTCATTGGCTTGAGTGGTTCGGGCGGTTCCGGTTGTTTGTCTCTTGTGTTCCTTTGTTGATATTATAATACCACATATAATGCACTTATACAATATGGAATAATAACTAAATAATGCACTTATATAGTGGCGCTTAATTGTGCATTGTGTATAATGCACTTATATTATTGACAATATAATGCACTTATGATATTATCATTATAAAAAGGAGGGCTTACAATATGGAAGAATTAAAGACAACAGAAGCACAAAGAAAAGCTGTCAGAGAGTATGAGAAGAAGAACGACCGTATAAACGTTATTTTTCCAGCTGGTACAAAAGAAAAAATGAAAAAGCTAGGAATCGAAAAGCCAAATACATTTATAAAGGAAGTAATAGCGGCAGAGCTTGAAAGAATGGAGAAATATAAAAAATAATGCACTTATATTATTGACAATATAATGCACTTATGATATTATAAAGACAGTTAAAGAAGAACAGCACAGCCCCAGACAGGGACAGATCAGGAGGAAAGAAAATGACTGGTGAAGAAAGAATTAAACAATTAGTCGAAAAAGGATGGAAAGTAGTAAAGGATGAAACCACATGGTGTCGTTACGTGGAGCTTGAAAATGAAGTTGCAAGAAAAAGCCGCGATCCGTTTGGAAATTCTACTGGCGAAGACTGGATGCAGACTATACACAGACAGGTTACAATTTACAATGGTGGCGATTGGGAAGAAACAAGAGGATAAAAGGAGGAAAAGAACATGGAAATTAAAATCTATTGCAATTACGGGGTTTTAGGAGCGGAGAAAAGGAAGAAATACACTTTCGGCGCACCACATGCAACAGCTGACTACTGGGAAGAAATGACAGTAGGAACACCAGAAGGATGGGAACCTTTTGAAAACGATACGGGCAAGTTAATGGTAAAAGCTCCCTGGGGTTGGGACTACGAAATCAGCGAAGTTTTACAGGGTGACGAAAATCCTTGTTTTTATGCCTTAGACAAGAATATGGATGGACATAGAAAATATTTAAAAATTATAGGATAATCAAACTTTCAGGAGGATAAAAAAATATGAAAAAAATATATTATCACGAGATTACAATGTCCCAGAGTTACAATGAGGGGACAAAAGAACCGATTTACGAAGTATGCAAAGAACAATTTCAATGTGAATACTCGGAGGAATGGACAGAAGATGACGAAGACCCCATAAAAGATTATGTGGAAAATATGATTGAAAATTCTTCTGACGAGAGTTTCAAAGAAAACGGTTATTCTTGGGATGAAAACGCAGCTATCAATTTCTCAACAGTTACATTTTCGGGAGCAAGCCATATTTTATTTAAGAATGGGGAACCAATAGAATTGTATTACGTAGAATGAAAAAAGGACAACTTTTTTGGTTGTCCAATCTCCATTAAATAATAAATATTTTTCAATTCACACCTAAATTTTAGGTATAATAAATATAGCATATAAAAATATAGTTGTCAATAAGAAAAAGCCCTGGGATAATTCCTAGGGCTTTTAAAATGCTTATTTGTGGCGGCGTAACGACAATCGAGGGGTTAACAGCCCACCGCCGAAACTGTTAAGATATTAATAGCACAGGTTTTTAATTTTTGTCAAGAAAAATATTTTTCTTATTTTTGGTCTTGACTTTCTGGAGAACTTACAGTAACGTTATTATCAACGACGGTCGCGGGAACTCATGGAGGGGTAGTTATTGCAAAATCGTTTGCACCTGAACAGAATAAAGTAGCAGTTAACAAGCCAGATCAGCCAGGTATTGAAGCTCGGCAAGGTCTGGCTTTTATTATGTTTAAATATATTATATATAATATATCTTTTACCCCTCCATAGATTCTTAAGACTAGAGTTTATTAAAAGATATGCTATACAGTACCGTATAATAATATATAAGATATAAATATAAATAAAGATTATAATATAATACCCAAATTATTATTTATTAATTACTAACAAAATAGATGGTTTTATTTTATGCAAAATTAAATTTGACAAGATATTAAAAACTGTGTTAAGGTATCAGCAACAAAGAAAACAGAATATTTTATTTAAGTTTTAAGTTTTAGAGAATGTACCCGAACACCCGGAAGTTTTCCGGGAATAAGCTTTACCTGGTGACATTCTCTTTTTTTATTTACAAATTAACGTGTTAAAGCGAGGTGATAACATGAAAGATAATACGGTAAATATACAAGACGTAGATATCTATTTAGATAATATTAATATATATGCTGATGAATATATAAATACTGTATTATGTATATCACCAGATAACGAAAACTATAAGAAAGAAGTATCAGATAGCTTTGTAGATATGATTTTTTATATTGCAGATCATATACAAAAGCCAAGTAATGACAATATAGAGCTATTAGATAAAATGTTTAATACTTATGTGAGATTATGCAGTAAATATCATGTATTACCAACCCTAGAAGTATTTAGCTTTTTAGTTGGGATTAATCGTACAACGTTTACTGACTGGATGAATGGAGTGTATAGAACAAACTCGTCACATGGTGACACGGCTAAAAAATGGTTTGATATTTGTAAAAACTGCGCAATCAATAGATTGCATAATCAGACCGGAACAAATGCGAATTTGATATTTGTTGCAAAAGCCGCATATGGCATGGCAGAAACTGCACCGGTGCAAGCTACACAACAGTATGGCGTACCACAGCAGACTGCGCAGCAGATCGCAGAGAAGCACAAAGCCGCTTTACAACTTCCAGAGATGGAAAAGCCGGAACTATAACAGTAAAAACACTATATGTTGTGATTACGAGAAAATGGATTCTATATCTAGTAATACGCAATGCGCAAATAGGGTACACCCTAAAAAGACATTTTATAAAACACTGTTTTTTGTGCAATATTACAATAGATTTTGCATAGCATTCCCTTGATCACTGCCGAAGGCTTACGATAAACAGCGACCAGGCAAGGGCAGCGGTTCCCATGGGGCGGCGGGCTGACTTGCCAGCGTCCGTACTGGATGACCGGGAGGGGGTATATATAAAACACCAGTCAGCGGTAGTCACCACCGAAACCGCCCGAAAAAACAAAAAAGCTCTCCTTAACATGGCAGGGATAGTGATTCGAACACGACAAGCAGTAAGCCTTAACTGTTTCTCTGCCATACTAAAAACAAGGCAATACTCAGAAAGGCAGGTATAACGGATGAACGATATGATGATTTTTAGCAATCCAGAATTTGGAAGCGTAAGAACAGTAACGATAAATGGTGTTCCGTGGTTTGTTGGAATTGATGTTGCAACAGCCCTCGGGTACCAAAATGGTAGTCGAGATATACAAAGGCATGTAGAGTTGGAAGATAAGGCAGAAGTACCATTTTATGACGGGACACAGACAAGGAATATCATAGCTATTAATGAATCCGGTCTTTTCTCGTTAATTTTTAGTAGTAAGCTTGAAAAAGCCAAAGAATTTAAACATTGGGTCACATCAGAAGTACTTCCGTCCATTCGTAAGACTGGGAAGTATGAAGTCGGTCAGAAACAAGATTCTTACCAGATAGCTGATCCGATAGAACGAGCTAAAAGATGGATTGAAGAACAACAGGAAAAGCAGTTACTTGAACAGAAAGTACAGGAACAGAAGCCTAAAGCTGATTATTTCGACAGTCTGATAGATAATAGACTTCTTACAACTTTTCGAGATGCAGCAAAGGAATTTCACATTCCACCTAAAGCGTTTACTAAGTGGCTTACGGAAAACGGTTATATTTACCGTGACAGGCACAATATTATTAAACCCTATGAACCGTATAGGAAAGCTGGGCTTTTCCAGATGAAAGATTTCTCAACACCGTTTGGATATTCGAATGTTCAGACATATATCACTGTGAAAGGTAAAGAAACATTTAGACTTTTACTGCAAGGGCAAGGATTGATTAGAAAGTAAAAAAAGAGAACCATTAAGGCTCTCTTTTCAGATCATTGCTATTAAATTTTACTATGATATCTGGAAATGCTTCAACAGAAATTTGACAACCAAGAAAGTCAAGGATGGCTATAAGCTCATATGCAGAAAGCGTTTCTCTGGAAAACTTGTTAGCTAGTGCTTGTGGTGAAGTTCCAAGATGTTCAGCAACTTGAATATTTGTAATTTTTTTCATTTTCATTATTTGCTTAATTTTTTGAGATACCATATAAACACCTCCTACTTACATAATAAACGCAAATGTTATAAAAATCAATTAAAATTCACTTAAACGTGTAATTTACTATTGAAAAAACACACATTATAGTGTATAATTGTTTTATAAAGAAACAGGAGCGTGTATATATGAAAGTGGGATATGTAAGAGTTTCAACAGTAGATCAAAATGAAGCAAGACAGATTGAAGCAATGAAAACAGATGGTGTTGAGAAAATTTATATGGATAAAAAATCTGGGAAAGACTTCAATCGTCCAGAGTATCAGAAAATGATTGCTTCTCTTCAAAAAGGTGACATTCTGATAATCCATTCGATTGACAGGCTTGGAAGAAACTACGAAGAGATTATTGCTGAATGGAGAAAAATTACAAAAGAGATTGAAGCAGATATCATTGTACAGGATATGCCGTTGCTTAATACTACGCAAAACAAAGATTTGACAGGAACACTGATCGCAGACATAGTTTTGCAGCTACTCTCATATGTAGCACAAAGAGAAAGAGAAAACATTAGACAGCGTCAAAAAGAAGGCATTGCAATTGCAAAAGCCCATGGCAAATATAAAGGCCGCGCCAAAAAAGAGATAGATAAGGAACTTTTTAAAGAAACTAAACGTAGCTGGCAAAGAGGGGAAATAACAAAAGTACAATTTGCCGAGATTATGGGAGTTTCAAGAAGCACGCTATATAAACTTTTAGAGGGGGATAAAGATGATTGATTTTACAAACAAGTGTATTGTTACAGAAAATAACGTTGAATCAGAACAGCTGCTTAAAAAAGCAATAGCTCAAGGGTTCAACTTGCCAAAAGGCCAAAAAGCAATGGAATCGAATAGATATTTTCATTTTATTGGAAGTCCATATAAACATGTTGTGGCTTCTTGCGGAGTAAGTTTGAACGACCCCAACAAGGCGGTTAGATATTCGGAGTTGTTTGGTGATGAGCAAGAAGAGCTAAGAAAAATTGTTGATTCAGCTGCAAGATGGTGCCGGGCATATGGATATGAACATTTGAATGTATATGCAAACGAAGAGCTTGAAAGTTATACCGGAAAGGCAATCGCAAAGACAACAGACAATATCATACAGCGTGTTGATGTTGAAATAAAGAAACCACGCAAACTGACTGTTTCGGAGCTGGAAGCATACTTAGGATATCCAATTGAAATTGTAAGTTGAGGTAAATGCTTATGAAACCAAACCCACAATCCGAATCCATCCGCATCCGATTTTCCGAAAAACAGAAAAAAAGGCTCCTGGAAGAGAAGAACCGAACAGGCAGGAGCGTATCGGATATTGTGAGACAGGCAGTTGATGAATATTTCGGGAGGAAAAGACGTGCTTAAATTTTTCTCAAAAAATAAAAAAGGTGTTTCTGAAATCAGACATGATTATGAAAATGTCGGACAGGAATCCCCGGCAATTCGGAAACTGGTGAAGCCAATTCACGCAAATGCAATATTAGCTGATGGCAGATTGTATGATACTCAAACCGCCACATATGTTTGTGAATATGGGAATCTTTCTTTGTTTGTTACAAAGAATGGTAGATGGTTTGGCGCAAAATCAAAATCTGAATTAGCTGGTTATAGTGTTGATGAAAACGGAGACAGAACCGCCGAGTACAGAGTAATGTATTATGGTCTGGAATATATTGATAAAATTTTTGCGATGCAACATCTGTGGTATTACAACCATAAGCTTTACAAGAAATATTTCGGGGAGGTAGAAGAGGGATGAAAGATTACAATGCTTGCAGCAACGAAGAAAATTTCCCAGATGGGACAGTTAAAGCGCAAGACGGGAAGTGCTTTTTAATGGTGAATGGAAAATGGGAGCAGATGGCTGGTACAGTTAATGTTAATCTTCCCGAATCACCCATTGATGTAGCGTCTATGCTTATCAATGCCACAGTAACTAACGAACTACCAACTGAGAAAATTCCACTGTCTCCATTATTGGAGCAGAAAACATGGGAAATTCCAAAATACAACATTCTACAGTTGGAAGAGATTGCGAAACATCTTCTTCTCTACTGTGAAACTAAAAGAAAGGGGTACGAAGATGCCGATAGTGAAGATCACAAACCCCAACCCCTATGATTGGCTCGGCACAAAATATTTCATTGATGGAAATGAAGTTCCGAGAGTAAGATCAATAAATTTTCATACCGCAGTAGATGAAATTCCAGTATTTGATTTTGAAATGATGGCTGTTCCAGACATTGAAATGGAGTGCTTGGCACAAATTAGTGTCACTTCTCAATCAATTACTGATGCAATTTTAGTTTTAAGGCACGAACTGTTACAACATGGAGAAATTTACAATGGCTTCAAATCAAGCCTAAAATCGGCTTTAGAATCCTACAATTACTGTGGAATGCCATTTGAGCCAGAAGAAGAAATTGCAGAAAAAATTCTGGATTTCTTAATTGGGGAGGAAAAAGACAATGAATGAACTTGATGTTATTGGAGTTGCATCAAATCTCATGTTTTTTGTAATTGTTATTGCAGGTGTACTGGCAATGCTTGATGAAAGGAAAATTAATTGCTTGCAAGCTCTGTTTTATTTTTTAATGGAAGTTGTGTTTATTCTGAATATTTTCTTGATTATGAGGTGACAAATGTATTTACCAATTCCAATTGAGTTAATCGAAAGGGTTAAATTCATAAAAGCACCACTTCGACTTAATCCATGTAGGCTCGGGAAAGCCTATGAAAGTGATAAGTCGATGCATCCAGAGTAGTGAACAACAATCTTTATAGGTTGAAAATGCTGGACTTTATATATCACACCCCTGGATTAATGGTGCGCCAGGGGGTAATGGGCTATCGCCAAATGGTTAAGGCATAGGATTTTGGTTCCTATATTTGTCGGTTCGAATCCGACTAGCCCCGTTCGCAGTAGTTAATATGCTGCAAAAATGTTCTTTTTTTCATAAGAAACACCTCTAGCCTTCTAGTCTAACTGAGACTGATTAAAGGGACTTCAAATATCCCGGAAGGCGTATCTGAAGTATCAGGAGTATTTCAGAAAACCTTTGTTATAGTTGGTGGTTAAGAACTGTAACAGTGCCAGTTTGGTTACCAGTATTGCCAACTGGTATCTCAGGAAGCTTAGTTCAGCGGTAAGAGCAACGGCCTCATAAGCCGTAAGTCCTGGGTTCGAATCCCAGAGCTTCCATTTCTTCTAAATGCCATTCATCCGTAATATGGGTGGAAAAAACTTCCAGTTGAGCGTGTGGATTAGGTAGATTTATGTGCGATACGGCGTAGCATAAATGGATCTGATTTCCCATCTGGTATATCTCGGAGTTAAAAATATTAACGCAGCGCACGTTAATAAAAGGAGTTTTCAAGAGATGCCGTTCTAAGACGCATAAAAATATCCAGTGAATCTACAGCACTAAAACTTGTAGATAGTGGAAAGCATAACACGATAAACCTATTGCTAACCCGGTTTTTCCGGGTTCCGGCAGGATAGAGAAGTGGAATCTCGCAAGGCTCATATCCTTGAGAACGGCGGTTCGAATCCGTCTCCTGCAATTCCATCTACCAGGTGTAGATAGGATATCTTACTTTAGCATAGCTATTGTTAATTCTTGCACATAAATGCGGATGCGTTTGCGTGCATTCGTGCAGGCATATAGACGCAACTCACTAGCGATCTTGTGCAAAAACTTTTTAGAGAGATAAGACCAATGCCCGTGAGGAGTGATAGTCGGGGATTCTAAAAAAATCATCTAGTTTAGCGTTTTATGATGAAAAAAGAAACATAGCTCAGTGGTAGAGCAATGATACTCAATATCATGTGACACAGGTTCGATTCCTGTTGTTTCTATCTGGCAATGGCAATTTGCCAGAAGTTGCATTTTCCCCCTAAAGTTCCAGTGTTTCTCGTTGGGAGATTTATGCCGTTCAAGTCGGCACACTGGATTTTTCTAAATCGAGGTAATTTATGAACGAAAAAAGTTGTAAGAATTGTAGAAAACATGATGACTTCACATGGGCTTGTTTCAATGGTGATAGCGAATATTGCGCAGACTTTACGGAACCAGAGTGCTGTTGCGAGTTTTGTGAGGGAAAAGAAGACGGAAAACAAGGAGGCATAGTACCGATGAGTGAACTTTCTGAACTTATAAATAGAGGTGGTTTAATCGATGATTTTAAGATAGAAAAATCCAAAGATGAACCACCTACACAACCAATAAAGTTAGCTGATTGGCTGATTGACAGAGAATTGAAAGATGGAATTCGTCTGTATGGGAAAAATGATCTTAGAAAAATTGCAAATTACTTATTGAATTACTGTGGTGATAAAAATGATTGAAGTATGCGGTAAAGAAATAAAAGATGAATGTTCCAAGTGCGGAAACATTCTTGAATGTGAGTTATTCCGGCAAGGACATGGTATAAAACAGGAACGTGAAAATGTAGCAAAGATGATCGAGTGCCAAATGAAGCACAGGGAGAGGAGGGAATTTGAATGCTAAATTTACTTGATAAACGCAATTGCCCTGTTTGCGGTGGAATATTGAAATGTGAAAATGCCGATTTCACAAACCATTTTATAGAAAAAGGACTCTTTTTAAATGTGACATGGCAATGCACCAATTGCGGCGATGAATATACTGCAAAACTTGAATTAACCCCAAACGGATATGAGGTGCAAGACCGTGAAGCAAATATTAATGTAGAGGATAATTTTTCAGCCGAAAAATTTATGCTTGGAAGAAACAATTTTCGAAGACAGAGGTGGTAAATATGAAATTTGAGGATATGGCAAACTGGACAGAGGAACAGCTAAAAAAAGAGGTTGTGAGACTATCTGATGAATGCGAGAAAAAACAGCATATAATCCTGGACTATAAAGCTTTATCGGAGACACTTAACCAAAAGCTTCTTGAAAATGATAACTGGAAGATTCCGATTGATGGAATTGAAAATGTAGATACTGGTCATCCATCTATAGAATGGTATGAACAACGCCACCAGTCCGATTGCATCACAATCAATCAACTTTATACAACAATAGATGTTATAGTTGACCGATACGCTAATTTAAGGAAAAACAAAGGAATGTGCTGATATGGGCGAAAAGGAAGAATTAAAGCGTTTCTTTACATGTAATGGTGAAGTGATTGAAGAAATAGCAGGGATTTCAATTTCGGATGGTAGTGTCATCGAAGCTGGTATTCTTCACAGAAATGAGGACGGTACACTTTGTAGTACAGGAAAACCATTAAGTATTAAATTTGAATGTAAATTAAGTAATGAACTATTTTGGACACTAGTTGCCCCAAATCGAATAAACCAGAATAATTTCCGAAAAATGCATGGAATTCCGAAGCGGAGGAAAATTAATGGATCAAGAAAAAACAAAAGGTTGTCCAGAATGGACGACGCAAGTACAACAGGTACCTGCCAAAGAAATTGTTGGCTTTGCAAAAGTACATCCATGCGAGTATACGATAAAAAGCTTACACCAATATCCGTATTGGGGAAATCAAGACAATGGTTTTAATCGGAAGAAATTTAAGGAGATTTTTAATGAGCATTAAATCAGCATTAGAATCCGAAGGGATAGATTTTTCCAAATACATGAACCCACCCGAACCGTGGAATGGACAGGCGCTGATACGGAATATTAACGGAACGAAATACGCCTGTTGCCCTTTTTGCCAGAAGAAAGCACTTCTGATTAGCCCAAACACGAAGATTCAGCACTTGAAGTTGAAATGCAAGGGAAGCAATTGCAAGAAAGAATTTGAGGTGAATGTATGAGTACTTGTTATGATTGTGCGTGTTCAAAAATTGAAACAGACGGCATTCTTAAAGCTATTGATTCTATAAAAGTGCCTGATGAAGATGTTATTAAAACAGTTGCCAGCGATGCGGAAGAACTTCAAAAGACTAAACCTTTGGAACTGGACGAACTTTCGGAAGAAACCAAGTTTAGAATTTATAAATTAATTGTAAATGAAATTGGAAAGCATTTTTACAATTGCGAGATGCGTATGTCATATAAAGACTTTATACTTGTTGAGGATTGCATCAGAAAAGTTTTGCAAGGAGAACAAGATGAACACAAAACAGATTAAATGTATTTTGACAGGTGGTTGCAAGTTCAAAAGTTCGGATACAGAATCGAAATGTAATGACAAAGAAAAGACTTGCACTATTACGGAAACTTGCTGCAAGTGTGGGAAGAAGCATACAGCGGTATTTACTTACAAACAATTAGGAATTCCGTATTGAGGTGAACGTGTGAATAAAATCAGAAAGGATATGTATGACAAAACAAGAAGCCGTAGTAATTGAAACCTACACAGGAATTTGTATGCTTGTAGGAGATGATCGCCGACTTGCATATGAATATGCAGAAAAACTTTTAGGTCATCCGATATATACACATGAATTTCCAAAATATGCTGACAAGCTGAAAGAACTTAGTAAGCCAGATTTTATTGAAATTTGCAGAAAGTTAGGTGATTGAATGAATCCAGTATTTATATTTCTAGTGATATGTGGAGCGGCAGTAGTATGGTTCCTGCTTTACAAATTATTTCAACCACTAGGTAAGTTGTTGAATCACATTGGCAGAAATGCTATTGATGAGTTAAATAAAGACGAAAGTCAAAAAAAGGAGGATAATAAATGAAGAAAGGACTTTTAGGTGGAATTGGATTAGCTGTTGTAATCATTGCAGGGCTTATATGTGTTGCAAAGTGCAGTGTGAGAGTTCCAGCTGGCTACATTGCGGTAGAGTACAAAATGAACGGAGGAATCTCTAAGAATGTACTTACACAGGGATGGCATTTGATTTCACCTACAGTAAAAACTTCACTGTATTCCGTTGGAATCGAGCAGTCTTATCTTACATCTGAGGATAAAGGCGATTCTCCAAAAGATGAAAGTTTCAAGACACCAACGGCAGATGGAAAATCGCTTCAAGTCGACCTTGAATTTTCTTATAAATTCGATCAGAGCAGAGTAACTGATGTATTTACTCAGTTCAAAGGTCAATCCGGGGAATCTGTGAAAAATACTTTTATTAAGCCTAAGATGAAAGCATGGACGCAGGAAGTAACTGCGAAGTATCCAGTAACAGATGTTTTCGGTGATAAACGCCAGGAACTGAATGAAGCACTTGACGAATATCTTAAACAGAAGTTTGAGCCATACGGAATTATTATTGATACAGTAAACTTTACTTCTATTTCCACCGATGATGAAACACAGGCTGCAATTCAGAAGAAAGTGAACGCTCAACAGGAGCTTGAACTTGCTAACATTGAAGCTAAAACAGCAAAAGTACAAGCTGATAAAGATAAAGAAGTTGCACTGATTGCTGCCGAACAGGAAAAGGAGAAAGCATCTATCCAAGCGGAACAGGCCAAAATTGATGCAGAAGGTAAAGCTGAAGCTATTAAGATTAAAGCTGAAGCCGAAGCGGAAGCAAATAGAAAAATTGCAGAATCTCTTACTACCGAACTGATTGAGAAACAGAAGATTGATAAATGGAATGGTGAAGTACCAAAAATTCAAGGAAGTAATACTTCTACCATCGTAGATACAAGAGATATGACAGCTGATGAGAATGCTAAATAATAAATAAAACAGTCAAGAGAGCCACATGAGAGCCAGACTAAATCCTAAAAAGAAAGGAGGTCTGGCTCTATTTTTATGGAAAAAATTACAGAAGGTTCGCTTGAATGGTATCGGGCAGTACTGAATCAAATTATCAGTAGTGATATGACAATCTATCAGAACCAAAAAGATTGCCTTGATTTGCTCTTAAATATGAATATTGACCTTCCTTTCAACAAGAACCAAGAAGCACGGAAAATGGCTATGAAAGTAAGTCAATACTCACATAACATAGCAGAGAAGTGTGCTGCATTAACTGGTAGTGGTGACTTTGACGATATCTACTGGCAGTATTTGCTGATGGAAGCGCCACATTTATTTGAAAGTTACTTGCTTTATATGGAGAAAAATAGACCGGACAGCAAGAAATTTTATATTCCACGAAAAAAAACACTACATGTAGTAGCCAAAGACTTACAGGATTTGGAAGAAAGAAAAATAGAGTTTTATGGTTTATCGCTTCCAAGCCGTGTTGGAAAATCTACTATGTGTATTTTCTTTATGTCTTGGATAATGGGGAAAAGACCGAATAGCCATAGTGCCATGGGCGGTCATTCTGGAAAACTGGCAAAAGGATTCTATGGAGAACTTCTTAACCTCATTAATACACAGGAATACAACTACAGTGAAATTTTTCCGCAATCGAAACTTCAAAAACAGAGTGCTGATGATTTTGAAATAAACCTGGACAAGCCAGACCGATTTGCAACAATGACTTGCCGTGGTATTGAAGGTACTTGGACAGGTGCCGTTGATATTTCTTCTGATGGGTATTTGTACGTGGATGACCTTGTAAGAGATAGGCAACATTCATTAAGCCCTACCCGATTGGAAAATACATATCAAGAATATCTGAACAAGATGGTTGACCGTAAGATTGATGGTGCAAGAGAACTTATGGTTGGAACCAGATGGAATTTATATGACCCTCTTGGAAAAATCGAGAAGCTAAATCGGGATAATCCAATGTATCGGTTTAGAAAAATTCCAGCTTTGAATGATGATGGTGAATCCAATTTCGATTATGAATATGGCGTTGGATTTTCAACAAAATATTATGTTGATATGAAAGCTAGGTTAGACGCTAACGAATGGGAAGCCAAATATCAGCAAAAGCCCTTCTTGCGTGAAGGAATTGTGTTTGCAGCTGATGAATTGAGATATTATAACGGCGTTCTCCCAGAAGGTGGATTTGTTAAAAATGTTTCTGCTTGCGATGTTGCGTGGGGTGGTGGCGATAGCTTATCAATGCCAGTGGGTGCAGAATACGAAAATGGAGATGTATATATTTATGATTGGATTTTTAGCACAGCACCAAAAGAAGGAACATTGCCATTAGTTGTTGGAAGAATCATGGGAAATAATATTCAATCCATCAATTTTGAAGCAAATAATGGTGGAGATATGTATGCCTATTATGTAAATGAACGCTTGAAAGAACATAAATACGCTTGCAGCACGACAAGTACAAAAGCACCTTCAAAACAAGCAAAAAAAGAAAAAATAAATCAATATTCCGGGGATGTTAAGCAGAATTTCATATTTTTGGCTCCGAAATATCAAGACAAGCAGTATCAAAAGGCTATGGATGAATTAACGACCTTTGTATATATTGGCGATAATGAGCATGATGACGCCGCAGATGGAGTTACACAGCTTGCAATAACACTTGCTGGCAAAAGATTTGCAGAAGTAAAAGCAACCAAAAATTTTATGTGGGGAAGGAGATAGAGTATGATGACTACAGCTCAATATTTACGCCAGATTGAAAATTATGATAACAGAATCAAAAACAAGCTTATCGAAGAAGAACAGCTCAGTTCTCTTTCCACAAGTGTATCTGCAATTCCTGTTGGAGAAAAGGTACAAACTTCTGTAAAACGTGATCCGATGGGAGATATGGTTGCAAAGATATTTGATCTGCGAGAAGAGATTTCAAAAATGATATCCGAATTTTTACAAAAAAAACAGGAAATAGTCCGAACCATAGAACAGGTTGAAGACCCGTTGCTGTACAACATACTATTTAAGCATTATGTTGAGTACAAATCATTGGTTCGTATCGCAGACGAGATGGGTTATTCAGAGATTCACATTAAAAAAAAGCATTTAAAAGCCATAGCAGAAATAAAAAAGATAAAAGGTTTTGAAAGATGATACCGAAGTATACTGAATGATACCGCCAATATGTGTAAAATATAAAGTAGAGCATTGGATTGAAATATCCAGTGCTTTTTATTTTGCAGAAAGGATGGTTCGGCTCGTGAGAAATACAATGAATTTTGTAGATTTATGCCGAGGTGAGTTCGGGCGAAAAGTAGCCTACACAGGTGTTGACCGAATCACTCCACAAAATGTAGTAAAAGTAGTATCAGATACAATTGGCATACATAATAGAAACCGAACATTGATTGATTACTTGTATCGGTACATGAAAGGCGATCAGCCGATATTATACCGAAATAAAATAGTCCGTCCAGAAGTTAATAATAGAGTGGTAGAAAATCACGCATTTGAAACTGTAAAATTTAAAGCTGGACAGATTTGTGGAGAGCCAATCCAGTATGTATGCAAAAAGAAAAATGCAGATGAAAAAATAAATGAGCAAGTTGACCTTTTAAATGATTATCTGGATGAAGCCAATGCAGATGCAAGAAACATCCAAAGGGCAATATACCAGAGCGCAACAGGAACTTCATATAAGGCTATTCTGAAAGAAGAGGACTGGACAAAAAACGGAGATTTACCACCGTTTAGAATCTTCATTCCATATCCAGGTGATTGTTACATTGTATACTCACAGAGAAATGGGAAACCAATGCTTTCCGTGCAGATTTTAAAAGATGAAGATGAACAGCAATATTATTTATGTTATTCAAAGAACCAGTTTTTTGAAATCAAGAATGGAAAAGTAACCAACTACGGCATCAATGGTTTTGGCGGGATTCCTATCGTTGAATGTCCGAATAATCACGACAGACTTTCAGATGTTGAAATTGCAATCACCTTATTTGATGCAATTAATAAATATCAGTCTGATAGATTAAATGGCGTTGAACAGTTTGTGCAAGCCTTTATGAAGTTTAAGAACTGCGAGGTAGATGAAAACGAGTTTTTGAAAATGGTAAAACTTGGTGCTATCTCTGTTAAAGATACTGGAAATGGCTGTCAGTCAGATGTTGAACTGATGACCGCTGAACTGAATCAATCAGAGAGCCAGGTTGCAAAGGACGATATCTACAATAATATGCTGATTGTGGAAGCAATGCCAAACCGCCAAAGCAATAGCGGAGGAGATACAGGAAATGCCGTATACCTTCGTAATGGATGGGACTTCGCAGAGAGAGATGCAAAATTGGTAGAAGCATTCACGAAGGAAGCTGAAAAGGAATCTGCCAGAATCATTCTGAATATTATTCGCGGCACATCAAATGATGTTAATATCTCAACGCGAGATTTCGATGTAAAGATAACCAGAAACCCGACAGACAATATGCTTGTAAAAGCACAGGCACTTGATTATCTGTTCAAAAATAAAATTCATCCGCTTATTGCACTGATTACTTGTGGGCTATTTAGTGATCCACAGAAAGTTTATGAAATGAGCCTTCCTTATCTCGGAACAATTTATCCAGAACTGGCAGACCCAAAAGCAGAAGTGCAGAAAGCACAGCAATTACTTGACGGAAAGTTTCAAAATCCGTCCAAAACAGAACCAATGGAAAATTCTCCATCTAACGAAGAATGAACCAAATTTCGATTATTTAAGGAGTTTTAGAGAAATCTAAGGCTTCTTTTTTAATACCCAAAATCAAATAAATTGCAACAGCCCGTGAGCGTAAATCGGGTACAGACCATGTGCGGAGCGAACCGTGTTGAAAAAGCGTATTGGACTGGAAGAAAGGAGATTTCAATGACAAGAGAACAGGCAAAACAGGCACTTATCGGTATGGGAGTTGCAGAACCTTCCGAGGAACAGGTTTCTAAGCTTCTTGATTCTATTTCTGCTGAAACTAAGAAAGAGAAAGACAAAAATGTTTCTCTGAAGGAAAAAGCTGAAAAAGCAGATTCCCTGGAAAAAGAGTTGGAAGAGTTGAAAAAGCAGAACATGACCGAAGCAGAACGGCTAGAAGCTGAACGCAAGAAAGAAAAGGAAGCAGTGGATAAGGAGTTAGCTGATTTGAAAGCTGCGCTTGCAGAATCCAACAAAAAAGCCCTTACCAGTGAAATTACTTCTATGTTCGCAAATGCAGGACTTTCAACCGAAACATACGCGAGTGCTATTAAAGCATACGCATCTGCACCGTATGAGAAACCAGAAGATGCAATGAAAGAAGTCGAAACTTTTGTTAAGGGAGTTTCCGCAGAAAATAAAGCAACACTTGATACCGCAAAAGCCGCATGGGAGAAAGAAGCTCTTGAAAATACTCCGAATCCCGGAGGTGGTAGCGGTGGAAAAACTACAGTAAAAAGTGATGCTGCTGAATTTGCAAAAGCTTACTCAGCAAAAATGAACCAGGAAACCAAATCAGCGGACGATAACGCCCCTGTAAATATTTAAGTAAAGGAGATATAAAAATGGCTTTTATGAAAACAGAGCAGTATGAGTCCACTCCAAATATTCTCGAATCCGAGGTTGGGCTTGTACTTAAAACCTACACAGCAGATCAGACGAATGCTGAAACAGTTGGAACTAAGAAAATTATTAAAGCAGGTTCCGTATACCCAACAAATGCGACAGGTGCAATCGGCATTGTATTTGAAGATGTTGATATGACAGATGATGCTAAGAGACCAATTTCTGTGATTGTTGCAGGCCGTGTTCTCGAAAAGAGACTTCCAGTAACAGTTGACACTACTGCAAAAACAGAGCTTGAAAAAACTGGAATTGTTTTTGTAGTCACAGAAGACCCAGTATTTTAAGGAGGTATGACAAATGCCATTTAATGTATTAGAAACAATCACAGAGGAAGAGAGACTTAATTTCTCCCAGAGTTTTGATGTAAAAAGACCCGGCATCCTCGGTACCATTTTCCCGGATACAAAAACCCAGTATCTGAAAGCAGAGTATTACAGACTTATGGCTGGACAGCGACTGCCAGAGGTAGCTTTTGTTCACGCACTTGATACCGAAGCAGAAATCGGTTCCAGACCTGGCTTTGAAAAGGTATTGACCGAGAAGCTTTTCATCAAGAGGAAAATCAATCAGTCTGAGAGATTACAGCAAGCTATTGAAAATGGTGTTCCAGATGACAATAATCTCAAAAAATTTGTATTTGACGATGCAGCCAATCTTTTTGAGGGCGTAGTAGCAAGGGCGAATGTAATGAAAGGCCAGTTCCTTTCCACTGGTATTGTAAAAATTAAGGAAAATCATGTGGATATGAGCATTGATTACGGCGTTACATCTGATGCAAAAGTAACACTTACTGATTGGTCTAAGCCAGACGCAGATATCATGGGCGATATCTCAAAAATGGTATCCATTGCAGAAGATAACGGATATGTGGTAAACAAAGCTCTTACTTCTCTTAAGATGATTAATTACATGCGGAACAATACTGCAATGCAGACCGCGGTTCTTGGAGCTGCAAACAAACGTCTCCTGACAAAACAGGAGCTTACAAATCTGCTTATGCAGGAGTACGGATTCACAATTGATCGTTGTGATGAAAAATATCGTTACAGAAAAGCAGACGGAACTCTGAAAACTGGAAGATACTTCAAAGAAGATGTGTTTACTCTGTATGAATCAAATGCAAATGGTTCCTTTGGTTCCGGTCTTTGGGGCGTAACTCCAGAAGAACTTGAATACAGACAGTTTATCCAGGAAGAGAATCGTTCCTTTGTTACTCTTTCCATGTGGGCTACACCAGACCCAGTTGCAGTATGGACAAAAGCATCCGGTATGTTTGTTCCTGTTGCACCAAAAGCTAACGGCGGTATCGTTATCGGTACCAAGGCGGGGGAATAACCGGGCATAGTCTCGATGAAAACAGCCAGTCACCATCTGTAGCAAGTGTGAATGATACATCAACACACAAGTATACAGAAAACGAGTTGTCTAATATGACTGTATCTCAGTTAAGACAACTTGCAAGTGATAACGGCTATGCCCTAGCAGCAACTAATAAGGCTGGAATAATATCAGAGATTTTATCTCAGCAAAGGTAGGTGATTAAATGGACGAACAGCTTATAGAGGACTTGACAAATTATCTTGAAGATGATGCAGAAACTGCGAGGATGATTCCTCTTTCGGCAAAGAGGGCTATTCGTTCATTTAAGAAGAAAAGGAATTATCCTTCATCTTACAGTGATGAGAAAATAAATTCCGATATGGAAAACTGCTATGATTGCATATTTGATTTGGCTCTTTTCTTCCTGGTGAAACAGGGAGCTGAATTTCAAGAATCACATTCCGAATCTTCTGTAAACAGAAATTGGACTTCTGAAACTGAAATATATGTAAATCATGGTGTTTTTCCATTTATCGGATTCTAAGATGGTGTGTGCGTGATACGTCAATCCTCCCACGTATCGCAGGGGTGCTTCAAATTAGGTGGGTAGAAGCAATATCTAAAAAATGGGAGTGATGGAAAGGAATAGCGATGGGATGTGAACACGAGTGTATCAACGAACACCGCTTGAAAGAATTGGAAAGTGCCGTCCATGAGATGAAAGAAAAGCATTCCAAAAGGGATGGAGTTTTTTTTGAACGTATCAATGCTTTGGAACAGAAAATTGCTTTATACAACAATGACCTGGGACACATTAAGGATACAGTTGACGAAATGAACGACAATTTAAAATCACTCATGGAAAAGCCAGGAAAGTTACAGGACAAAATAATTGCTTATGTCATAACTGGCATAATTGGTATTGTTTTAGGCTTTGCCCTAAAAGGCATTTTCCCGGTGTAAATATTGATTCCACTAACAGGGAGGACAGTGGAATGGATGATTATAAAGACTTTTCAGAAGATGAAAGAATCTTCTATTTGCGTGAAGCTGGATTTGATTCCAGAGAAAAGGAGTTATTCCGATTGCGTGTCTATGAAGAAAAAACGCTTGCAGAAGCTTCAGAAATCATGGGCTACAGCACGAGAACCGTAGACCGCATAAACAGAAAATTAAAAAAGAAAATTATGAAAGTTGCCCCGATGTATTGTCGGGGCTTTTCTTTGTATTAATAGAAAATGGCGTATTTATGGCGTTATCATGGCGTGTTAATCAACCTCTTATTATTGTAAAATATAGTTATAAAAACAAGGGAGGTTTGAGATATGCAGTATGGTAATCCGTATTTTGCACAACCATTTCAACAAATACAGCCGTATCAAGATAGATTAGCACAATTACAGAATAGTTATCAGCAGGCAATGCCATACGGGCAGGCGCAGATTCAGCAACCAATACAACAAATGCCACAAGTACCACAAATCCCCATGTTGCAAGGACAGATGGTCGATGGTATTGATACCGTAAAGGCAAAAGACGTAGATATGTCTGGAAACCCTGTTTATTATCCAAAAACAGATGGAACAGAAATATATAGAAAACAATTACAGGCAGATGGAAGAAGTAGAATTTTTGTTTATCGACTTATAAATCCGGAAGAACAACAGCAACCAAAGGCAGAAGAAAAACCAATTGACATAGAAGCTATGTTTAATCAGCTTCGGAACGATGTTTGTTCTGAGATTTCCGAAATAAAGAGTATGTTTCCGACACAAATGTCGGGAACACCGGAACTCAAGCAGAATGGAGGTAAACAGAGATGAATTTTAGTCCAAACGCCATGATGAAAAAGCAATTTGAGAAAATGATTACTCAGAGGTTCGGAAGTGTTGATAACATGATAAACGATATGAGTAAATTTGCAGGGAATAATCCAACATTAAAAAATGCGTTGGATTTATACAAAAAAGGTGATACAGACCAGTTGCATCAAATACAGCAAAATGTATTTAATGAAAAACACTTATCACCAGATGGAATTATACAGAAATTCCTTGGATTATAACACTTCCCCATAATTGGGTGATTAAGAATCGCTACAATTTGGGACGACAGCCGCGGATGTCTCCTATTGTAAATAAAATTTAAGGAGACTAAAAACATGATGAATGGTTCAAATTACAGCCTTAGCGACATTGCAGCTGCTACAGGCTCTAATAACCGTGCCAATGATATGTGGGGCGGTGATGGCTTTTCACTTATCTGGCTCGTCCTAATCTTCGCAATCTTCGGCTGGGGAGGTTTTGGCGGCTGGGGCGGCGGCTTTGGTGGTAACGGTGGAAACGGTGCGAACGGTGCCGGCTTCCAAGGATGGGCTACCCGTTCAGATATTAATGAGGAATTCGCCCTTAATGATATTCAGAATGGTATCAGAGGTATTCAGCAGGGTATCTGTGACAGCACATATTCTCTTAACAATACCATGCAGAGTGGCTTTAATGGTATGAATGTCGGAATGCTTCAAGGCTTTAATGGCGTTCAGCAGGCAATCAATGCTGATACTGTAGCCGGTATGCAGAATACCAACGCATTACAGTCTCAGTTAGCAAATTGTTGTTGCGAAACAAGAGAAGCAATCCAGGGCATCAATTATAACCTTGCCACTAACACTTGTGCTCTCCAGAACACAATGAACAACAACACAAGAGACCTTCTGGAAAACCAGAACAGCAACACAAGAGCAATCCTTGACTTCCTGACTAACGATAAGATTGCAACATTACAGGCAGAGAACTCTGATCTGAAACGTGCTGCATCCCAGGATCGCCAGTCTGCATTGCTTACAACAGAGATGTACGCACAGGCTCAGAGATTAATCAATGCAATCAACCCGGCTCCGATTCCTGCATTCCAGGTTCCAGCTCCATATGCATACGCAGGATGTAATACATATGGTAACGGTTGTTGCTAAGTAACTCACCCTTAGAGGTTGACTAAATTCTAAGAGGTGGGTTGCGGCTCACCTCTTATTTTGATTGAGAGGTAGAAATATGAGTTGTAAAAATGTTTGTAAGCTCTGCAACCGTCTTGTAATAAGCCAAGCTGTTGCGTTTACAGGAGGTAATCTTGTAATCACACTCCCAGCAGGCAGTTACAACAATGGAGAGAAATATTGTATTGTTGTTGCACAAAGTATACCAGAAGCCACTACAATTACTGCTCCGGTAATGATTCAGATAGGAACAGGAACAACTTTGTATCCGCTAGAAAATCGTTGCTGTGCACAGATTACGGCTTGTGGAATAAGAACCAGAACGAAGTACGCAACCAGAGTAGCTACAAGTGCAACTGGCGGAGTATTCAAGATGTTAGGAAATCCGGCTTGTAGTCCGAGCAACAATTTGAAAGCAATTAATGGTACAGCCCCAACGACAGAAGCACCTGTTACGCAGGCTGTTAGAAAGGGGGCACTGTAATGCATAAAGTTGCAATGGAAATGGGAAAATGGGCTATGGAAAAAGCAAAAACACATGGCTTTGATAATCTCAGCGCTCAAGACTGGGACGATCTGAAAGACTGCATGGAAGCGGTTAAATGTGCAATTTGCGCTGACAAAGATTATCGTATTGTAGAAGCCATGGATGAATGCGAACAGGAAGAAAAGTATCTTGGACGCATGGGATATGACCGTTACCGCTATTCAAATGGGCGTTTCGCTCCAAAAGGTAGGGGAACCAGAAAAGGATATAGACCATATCTGTATATGCAGGATGACGACTGGATGGATGAGTATTTAAACAATCCAGAATTTGAGCGCAACATGTACCGCATGGGATATCATCCAGACCGTATTGATATGGAAATGGGTGACATGAATCGGAAGAAATCCAGATATGGCGAATCCTATGATAGATATGATGAGAATCGTAGGCACTATCATGATTCTAAAGACACGGAATCCAAAAGAAAAATGGATGATTCCATGAAGGAGTACACATCTGACATTATCCGTAATCTTACAGAGATGTGGTCAGATGCAGACGCAACGCTCAGACAGTCGATGAAAGCTGACCTGACCAGACTTGTACAGCAGATGAACTAGAGCAATAAATGAATTAAGTCCTTGTCGCAAATTAATGCGGCAGGGGCTTTTTTCGTAGAAAGGATGGTGAGAAACCATGCTGAAACAATTCTATATGAATGGGGACTTATGGAGAGTACGCTTTGTTTTTCCCAATGATAATGTTTTGATTGACCGTACAGAGCAGAGGACACTTGCTGTATCTGATTACTCCACAATGACAATTTCTATTGCAAACAACCTACATGGCGAACTTCTAAATCGTGTATTTATCCACGAATTAGGGCATTGCGTGATGTTCAGCTATGGTTTACTATCAGAGCTTCACCGTATGGTTAAGAAACGATATTGGGTGGATGCAGAGGAGTTTGTATGCAATATTCTGGCAGACTATGGACAGTTTGTTATTGGCACAGCCAGAGATATTTTAGGAAACCAGTTCACATATGTAGCTCCCATTGGGGCAGAAAGGATGATTGCGTAAATGGCAAAAGCAGAAAACACAATTATTTTTGATGGCATTCAGTATAATCCCGGTGATGAATTGCCGGATTTAGGCAGTTGGGTATGTACAGATGCAAAAGGCATGGTTCGTGATTACGAGGGACTTTCAAAAGATGTATCAAAGCTCCCACATTATGTACAGAGCGGTTCTTCGGCGTTGTGCCTTGATACCTCTGAATTATACGAGTATCACAAACCTACAGACACATGGTACAGGTTGTAAAGGAGAAGCGTATGGCATTAACAGCAAAAAAAGTATATGCAATATTAAAACGCCAGATTTCCGATATGGAATCACAACTGAATCATCCAGTTAGATATAAAGGAACAGTCGCTACAGCAGATTTACTCCCACTAAATCCAGCTATTGGTGACATGTACAATATTGAACAGAAATCAATATATGGCGAAGCAGGAATGAATGTTGCGTGGAACGGAGTAGTATGGGATACCATGGGCGCTCCGATTGATATGTCACTTTACATTAAAACGAACGAATTGGCAGATTGGGCAAAACAGCAGAATAAGCCAACATATACAGCGGATGAAGTTGGGGCACTGCCAGATACTACATTAGTTCCTAGTAAAACAAGTGAACTGCAAAATGATTCAGGATTTCTTTCCGGAACAGATAAGACCCTGAGCGTTTCCGGAAAGGCCGCAGATGCCAAGACCGTAGGCGATAAACTGAATAAAATAACTGAAATTCTAAATGCAAACGAGATAAATATTGAAAATGCATTATCCAATTATTTTGCGCTCAGAAGAACCGGGAAAGTGTTTACCACAAAAATCTATAAATACGAAACATCCACAAGTCCAATCGGTGTGAAAATGAATGCCAACGAGAACATGGTCGCAGAGCCATCTGTAGGCAGGAAAGAGGGCAGGGATGATTACGATCAGTATGGTTTATTCCATCATTTTACCTGCAATTTTTCCGTGGACGAGGACGGATTTAACCATGTAGACGTTTTGGAGGGACAAACCGGATTTTCGAAATATGGGAAAGTGCAGGTAGGAGAAGTTACGATGAGCGCATGGTTTGGCATCGAAGATACAGAAGAAGCAATCCTCTATCATTATTCTGATGCCCAAACAGAACTGACACCGTATCCGATGAAAGAATCCATCAATCCGGACGGAACGATCAGCCCATTTATGATCCATGCCAAGTATGCGGCAGGAGATATTGATGGGGTACCATATTCGTCTAAAGGGCTAGCACCAGCCAATGGTGGCCAAGCGATGCAGGCTAGAAATCCGGTCAGTTATACCGGAATGATTGCTTACATGCACAAACTTGGTAAACATTATTGCGGCACAACGAGTTGGGATCTGTTTTACAGGCAGCTTATGATGATCATCAAATACGCAACCACACACAGCCAGAGTGTTATGGCTGGATGCACCTCATACAACAACCAGGATCGGAATCTGGTAGAAGAAACCGGAGTAATGAGAGTTGTGCTGACAAAAGCACAGGCGAATTTCTACCCCGTTGGCTCCTACGTTTCTATTGGTGATATCGGAGCCAATACAAACAGATACCGATACTACGAATACATGCACAACAAAGCTTATAGTGTTAAAGTTGTAAAAACCGAGGATGTAGATGAGAGCAATACAGCGGTATATGTGGATGCATCGGAACCGTTTGACACAACACTAACCACATGGATATCATCAATGCTGTGGCGTAGTGGAGTGACAGATGAGGTAGCTGGTTCTGACGGATCGCCAAACAGCAACACCAGTGGAAAATACCCGTACAAAATTCAGGGTATCGAGACCTGCATCGGAGCCTACGAAGTCCTCGGAAACGTAGTCATGGATATTGTTACAGGTGTAGATGGGAATCCGGCCAGAGATGTCTACGTATGCGAAGATGCAAGTACACTAACGAGTGATATTACAACGATACGCGAAAGCTATAAAAAGGCTATCGCACAGGTAGCGTACACAAATGCATCCTGGGAATATATCACAGGAGAAACAACAGACCCAAACCTCGGAATTATGATACCTACGAAAGTAGGTGGAGGAACATCGACTGGATTTGCTGATGGAGTGTATACAGACACAAGTGCATCCGGACAGAGAGAATGGCTTTCGCTGGGCAATTTGAACGATGGCGGGCATGCTGGCCTCTGGGTTCTCCATGCGGGCAATGGCTTGACGAGCACGGGCTGGAGTATCGTCTCTGGCGTTTCTCCAAACGGCACCAGGGGTGAATGGCAGGCGACCGCCTGACAGATGGGCTTTCCCCTTATAAATAAATAACGGACTTGTAACGCTAAACGGGCGGTTTCCTTTCGGCTTTCGCTGGGCAATTTGAACAATGGCGGGAATGCTGGCCTCTGGATTCTCAATGCGAACAATGGCTTGACGAACACGAACTGGAATATCGTCTCTGGATTTTCTTGAAAATATTTGGATTCAGCGTTACATTTCGCTCCGCAGGAACGGAGTCACCTGAAAGCAGGTGCGTGGGGCATACCCCCAAAATACGATTGAAGCCACATCGCCCAGCTGGGAACCAAGAAACCTGACTGGACGGACACATGGCGCAGTAGGCCGTGGTGTGGAGTGAGTAGAAAAACCGAAAACTCCTGTATCAAGAAACGAGGATAGAAATTGAAACGATATTGTAAAAATATACAACTTGATAAAGATTGGATTATAGCCTGTATGCTGGAATGTTTTTCAGACAAATGGAAACGGCGTGACGTGGCAGGATTCCTGGCTGGATATCAGACCGGAAAACCGATGTCAGTCAGGGCTGTAAGCGGATTAATCCAGGAAAATAGAGGCAACGTGAACCTATTACTGGAAAGAGCAGCGGAAAACCTGACAAGGGAAATTAAAGAGCGTGATGTTCATTTCCCGGAAATACACTACTCCATGAGATATGATGGGAACTCTGGAAAACTCAGAGAGATAGGCGTGGAGAGCATAAAACAGCAGATTTACAACTATGTGGCTGTCAATGCTCTAAAAGAATTATTTGAAAGAAAGATAGGGAAATATCAATGTGCCAGTGTACCAGGGCGTGGCCAGGTATATGGAAAGAATGCAATAGAAAAATGGATACGGAAGAACCCGGATAAAACAAGAGCAGGAGCCAAAGCAGATGTGCGGCATTGTTATCCATCCATTAACACAGTAAAACTCATGAGTTTTCTGAGAAAGCAGGTTAAAAATGACGACCTGCTTTATTTGGTGGAGAAATTGATATCATCATACAAACAAGGGCTATCCATCGGCTCTTATCTGAGCCAGTGGTTATGCAATTACTATCTTAGTTTTGCCTATCATTATGCACAGCAAAAATTCTTTAAGGTGCAGAAAAGACGGGGACAAGAGAAGCGGACAAGATTGTTTTACAAAATTATCTTTTATATGGATGACATTTTAATTTTGGGATCACGAAAAGCAGACGTCAAAAAGGCCATGCTCATGCTGATTCGATTTCTTAGAGATGAGCTGGGCCTGGAGATAAAACCGAACTGGAAACTGTTCCAGGTTGACTATATCGGCAAAGACGGAAAGCATCATGGAGATTGCATTGATATGATGGGCTACAAAATATACAGAGATCACACAGAAGTTCGCCGGAGTATATTCATCAGGGCAAGACGGGCATATCTGAGATTAAGAAAACAAATACAGCACCATATGGAGATACCAATAGATCTGGCATGCCGTTGTGTTTCGTATTTTGGCTGGTTCAAAAATTCAGATTCCGATCACTTCAAAGGGAAGTATGGAATAGAACAACTAATGAAATACGCAAAAAGGAGGGTAAGCATTGAAAGCAAGATTCACAACAGAACAGCCAGTGTTCAGCTGGCAACCGCTTGATAACGGAATGGTTGATGTGACAATATGCCTTAACGGGAAGGAAGTCACAGAAGAAAACCAGCAGATGCTGGAAAAAGAACAGTATATTACTGCAACAGATACGTTCTGGGAGTATGATTTTCACCAATTCCGGGAAAAAGCGGAAGACATAAACCGTGAAGCTGTGGAAAAGAACCCAGAAAAATATCTGGAATATGAACCACAGAAAGAAAAGACATTGGAGCAAAAGGTTCAGGAACAGGAGGAAACGATCAAGATGTTGACTTCCTGCCTGCTGGAAATGTCAGAGGCAGTTTATGCGTAAATTATTAATCAATTTATTTTTACTAAGCATAGGAAAGGATGGTATTAGAATGATGGCAATGTTATGGGCACAGGAAATTATGAATCAGGAAACAGTAGAGGGCGCAAAGAAAATGTATGCAAGGGTTCCACGTCTCTTAAAAGAAAAGGTGAAGGATATTCTGATTCAATCTGGAATGAAGGAAATCACTGAATAAATGACAAATTTACAGATTATATAAGCAGGTAATTTCTATGAGAGGATTAGTCCGTCAAAAACAAAAAGTATATTGGTCACGAATATCCGAAAAGACAGAAGGATTAGACCGAATTAAGGTTTATGAGAAACCAGCTTTGTACTCTTTTTCCGTATCATCTACAGCCGGAACACCGGAAGAAATCGCAGCCGGAATAGTGCCAGATTATGACAGATACATTACAAGCTTTAATCGAAATTTTCACCCACAGGAAGCAGATATATTTTGGATAGACAGAATCCCACAAATAAGCGAGGATGGAAGCCTTATTTTGGACGAAAATGGAGAACCTACAGTATTGCCAGATTATGTACTAAAGAAGATTTTAGATACAAAAAAAGGCAATATTGCCAGATATGGAATTTCTAAGAGAGGAAACGAGGATGGGTAAGACAATAAAATGCGACTTATCAACGAAATCTATTCAAAATGCCCTCAAAAAATTAAAAGCTTACCAAAATGAACTACAGAGGAAAAATGAGATTTTTGTAAAACGATTGTCTGAAATCGGGTTGGATGTTATTCAAACGACCATGGAGTCAATCCCGGATGAAGAAAAAGGCTCTTACTATACAGAAATCATTAATGATCAAAACGGAAATATCGTCGGGGCTTCTGTTAGACTATCTGGTGAAAAAGTGTTGTTCATTGAATTTTCAGCAGGAATAACATACGGTATAAATGATTATCCTTTATCTAGTGGAAATTCTTACGGAATGGGAACATATCCTTCCAAAAAAGAAAAATCAGACTGGGACAATCCAAACGGCTGGTGGTACACAGACGAAAGCGGACGACCGCACCATTCATATGGAAATAGAGCGTACATGCCTATGTATCACGCAGAACAAGCCATTATTATTGCCGTTCGTAAAATTGCTAAAGAAGTGTTCTCTTCTTAAAGAAGATACCATAATATACTGAAAGATACTAAACAATTATGTTATCATTACAGTGTTAAATTGTAGCATAACATGCAATGCATTCACTATAAAGGTGAGTGCATTTTTTTATTGTGAGGTGACAGATATGCCGGACACAATAGAATCCCCTGTATTGGAAGTTTTTTCAAGGTGGGGAGCGGCTGTTTCTAAGATTACTGGCGCAGACAATTATTCCATGGACGGAAGTGAAACAAATGCTTCTGGTAAAAAGGCATATGCACAGCTTTATATGCTTGGAAATCCAATTACGAGAGGTGACCTTGAAGGGGATGAATGTGCAACAATGCCATCATTTCAAGTAAATTGTTTCACATCTGGTAGCAAAGCATTAACCAGAGTGTATGAATTGGACAAGATAAGTCACAAAGCTATGGTGAGCATGGGATTCCGTCGTACATATGGACCGGAGCTTATGTTTTTTGGTGACAGTGGAATCAAAAAGCTTGTAAGCCGATACAGCCGAATATATACAGGAACTTTATTAGATTAGGAGCAGAAATGCTTCTATTTTTTTACCCAAAAAATATGAAAGGAGAACATCGAAAAATGAAAGCAGACAAACTACTTTGGCTGAAAGCAGCAGGAATTAGAGCCGTAAAAACAGTCGCACAAACAGCAATAGCAACCATTGGAACCGCAACTGTAATCGGCAGTGTCGACTGGAAAATGGTTTTATCCGCATCTTTACTCTCTGGCTTTTTATCTCTGCTTACATCTGTAGCAGGATTACCGGAACTGAAAACAGACAAAGAAGAGTAGAAAGGCGGTGATCCGCTATCTCCCGGCACAGGGTTACGTGCATAAAGCTTAAATTAAAGAAAGGAGCCTATCAAAATGGCAGATTTAACAACACTTGGCGTAACTTTTCATTACGGTGTTGAAACCGCTAAAGGAACAAAGCCAACTGCATTTACCTGGTTAAAAAGATGTAGTTCCATTGGTGGAATTTCTCTTGATACAGAACAGATTGACGTATCAGCTCTTGAAGACTTCATTACACAGTATGCGTCCGGTAGACAGGATACTGGTGGTACTTGGGATGTAACCTTCAATCTTAACGCTGATGTTATCACGGCACTAAAGAAGCTTATGACTGATGCGGCAACAGGAAAGTCAAAAGGATTTAGAGTTTGGTTTGAAGTTGTATTTCCAGACCTCGCTGATGCATTCTTTGTTATCGCAGACCCCGGAAAAAATATTCCACTGTCTGACATTGGACAGAATGAAGCAGCAACAATTCCGCTGTCTCTCATTATTCAAGAATACAAAGGCCTTGATACAAAAGTTGTTTCCGAAGAGCTTACACAGGCTTTAGACATCGCAAAAGCAGTAGCAGATTCCACAGGCGCAATGGCACTTAGCTAACAAAATATATCGGGAGGATTATAAAATGGTAACTTTTAATGTACATGGAAAAGAATATAAGGTTGTATTTGGATACGGACTTCTTACAAAAACAGATGTGCTGGACAAGGTACAGGGGATTACAGATGGAAAAGAGAGAAGCCTTCAGAAGATGATTTCTCTTCTTCCGGAACTGCTTCTTGCTGGGCTTCAAAAGAAGCACAAGGAAGAGTTTGGGTATGAAAGTGATTCTGAAAAAGAAGCTGTTCTTGATAAAGTCTGTGATCTTTTGGATGATTACGAAGATGAAGGAACCGAGGAAAATCCTAAAAGCGGATTTGATTTATATCAACTTCTTGATAAAGAATTGGAGAAAAATGGTTTTTTATCCGGTCTGCTGAATGCAGTAGCAGAAGCACAGGCAGTAGAGAAGAATGCAACGAAGCTCCCACAGGATCACAAAAAGAAAAATTAACTTTTCGAGAGGTTGTTTACCAAGAGATTCTTCCTTTATACCTCTCTATTGGTGTATCTAAAGAAGAATTTATGGATTCTACTCCAGCAGAGTTAAAACCTTATCTCGAAGCTGAAAAGATACGCCAAAAGAGAAAAGACGCTGAACTTTGGCAAGCTGGCATTTACGAAACATCAGCCACATTCACAGCTGTTGCAAATGCTTTAATGGGAAAAAAATCCAAGGCAGAGTATTTGAAGAAACCTTTGCTCGAATCAGCAGAGGAAGAAAAGCGTAAACAGGAAGGTATACTTTCCGAAGAAGAAAAGAAAAAACAGAGAAACGCACTTTTGGCAAGCTTGCAACTCATGCAGGCGAACTTTGAGCTTAACCATGAAAAGGGCAGGCAGGATGAATAAGTCTTGTCTGCCCTTTATTTTTTTTGTAAAAAAGGAGGGATAAATAAAATGGCTGACAATACCATAGATACCCTTGATATACAGATTAGCAGTAGCACAGAAAAAGCAGTACGCGCGTTGACTAATCTTTCTAAAAAACTTACAGATGTAAATTCTGCATTAAGCGGAGTTAACACAAACGGACTGCGTAACTACGCAAGGGAACTCGGAAGGGTTACGTCTGCTTTTAATTCTCTAGGCAATGTCCGTACTTCTGGTCTTGATAGTGCTATTTCAAAATTAAACACGCTTAGTAAAATCAACCTTAGAAATCTTCAGAATCAAAAGATTAGTATTGATTTGGATATCAAGGGTGGAGATCAAACGCAAAAACTGCAATACGCCATTGATAAAACAGTACGTGATATTAAAATTGACACATCTTCCATTTCAAAGCAATTAATTGAAGCCTTTAACTTAAAAGGTGGTGCTGCTTCAAAAGTTCGTTCCAATATGAACGAGCTTGCAAAAGAAATGGCACAGTCTTTTGATGGGAAAGAAATATCTGGAAATGTTGGAAACATTGTTGAGGAAATCGGCAATACAATTCTTAAAAGTGGAAGCATAGTAAAAGCTAACCTCGGTGGCTACTTGGATGGAGCAGAACAGGAATGGGTTGATTTTTACAATTATTTCAAAAACAAGAAAATCTATGTTTCCGATATGTTGAAAGCTGATATTGGAAAGGGAGAATTTTCAGAGCTTTTAAAGAATAACCTTAATAAAGTTGTTACCGATGCAACAAAAGGAATCACTCTCGATAAATCATGGGGAGAGCTTTCAGAAAGATTTCCAACATTAATTCCAAAAGATACTATTAATGCGGCAGATCAGCTTGTTACTGTTCTGGAAAATATAAAGAAAGTTAGAGAGTCCATAAAGCCAGTTTCCATAGAATCACTTTACGGAGATAGTGCGTCCAAAGCTTCTGACAAAGTATGGGGTATGGCTGTCGATTCCACTCAACAGCTTGCAGAGCAAGTAAAAACAAGGCTTAATGATGCGTTGAAAGGTGCTGACGGTCAGCTCCCTATTGATGTAAAAATTAATACGGATAAGATTACGTTGGATATCCAAAACGCAATCAATAAGGTTGCGGAGCTGAAATACAATACTGTAAAAGTAACACTTGATGTAGATACTACAAATGTCAAAGATGCGGTTACCGGAAAACTTAAAGAAATTGATGCAGGGCAAATGACCGACATTGCAAGCGGAATGGAAAAGTTTTCAAACTCCCTAAAAACAATGGGTGGAGTAGATTATAAAGGTTCTGGACTGAATGCGGTTATTAACTCAATCAACAGGCTTAGCCAGGTTGATGTTAGTGGATTTGATTCTGGAAAATTTGGAGAAATAATCCATAAATTAAGCAACTTGGCAGAGATTCCAGATGTATCTACCAGTGTTAATCGTTTTGTCAATTCAATGGCTAGATTAGCCAATTCCGGTGAATATATTGCGAATGTATCCGCTGAATTGCCTGGACTTGGAAGCAGCCTTAAATTAATTGCAGAGAGTTTTACGAGTGTTGGTGATATATCTGAACCTGTGAATAGATTTGTTCAGTCTATTGCACAATTGGCAAGCTCTGGAAATAAAATCGGACAAACGTCAAGCCAACTTGGAACACTAGCAAAGGAAGTATTATCTTTCTTTGACGTGATGAAAACTGCACCTAAAATCAGTGAAAATACAATAAGAATGACAGAAGCTTTGGCACAGTTAGCTAATGCAAGTGGAAAAATAAATAAAACCACAAATTCTCTTTCGAATTCATTTTCGAGATTATCAAATGCCACAAATGGACTTGGAAATGCAGGAAGAAAATTATCTTCCATGATTGGCTCTGCAAGCTCTGCACTAGCTAATTTTGGAAATACCGCAACTGTAACCACAAGAAAGACTGGCTCATTAACTTCGCAGCTTGCTGGATTATATGCAAAATTTTTTACTGTGACAAGAGGAATTAAAGCACTTTGGAATTCTGTAAACTCTGCATCTGATTATGTTGAAACATTGAACTATTTCAATTCTGCGTTCGATCAAGTTACTGATGGATTAGATATCAGCAAGTGGCAGAATGCAGGAGCAAAATCCGCAGAGGAATATGTGGGTTCTTTTGAAAAACGTGCAAAAGAACTGACAAAAAAAATGACCGGGTTTGAAGTATCAGATGCAGGTGATCTGACTAGAACAAAAGGCGCAAGCCTTGGACTTGACCCAAACCAAACGATGAACTATCAAGCTACATATGCTCAGATGGCATCATCTATGGGGGCAACTGCCGATGCGTCAACAAAGGTTTCGCAGGCTTTGACCGAAATCGGGGCAGACCTTGCTTCTGTAAAGAACCTTGAGTTCAACGATGTATGGAACGATATGGCATCCGGCATAACCGGAATGAGCAGGGCACTTGATAAATACGGTATTAATATTCGTGTAGCAAATTTACAACAGGAACTTTATAACCTTGGAATTGACGCTACTGTATCAAGTCTAAGTCAATCAGATAAAGCTATATTAAGAACAATTACAATATTAAATAGTTCTAAATATGCATGGGCTGATTTGGCTTCAACAATTAATCAACCAGCCAACCAGGTTCGTATGTTGAAATCTAATTTCGAAGCACTTGGTAGAAGTATCGGAACATTGTTCCTCCCTATTGTTGCAAAAGTACTTCCATATATTAACGGTCTTGTTATGGCATTGGAAAGAGCTTTTTCTTGGCTCGCAAAACTACTTGGCATTAAGCTATCGGATTATGTATCTTCAACTGGAAAAGCTTCAGTCGATATGGGAGATATTGCAGACAGCACAGATAATGCTGCATCCGGGCTCGACAATGCAAACGACAATGCGAAGAAATTACAAAAAACTCTTTCTGTTCTTTCCTTCGATGAATTGAACCAGTTGAATGATAACAAGACATCAAGTTCAAGTGGAAGCTCGGGCAGCGGGGCTCTGGGAAGTGCCCATATACCAGAACTGGACGCTGCTTTCGATAAAGCACTTTCTGATTATCAAAAAGCATGGGATCAAGCATTTGCAAATGTTGAGAATAAAGCGCAAACTGTATCTGATAAGATTATCAAGGCATTTAAACAAATCAGAAAGAATGCAAAGCCAACCACTGCCGCAATAAAGAAGCTTTATAATGAAGGTCTAAGCAGACTAGGAAATTTTTCGATTAATGCTTTGAAAAATTTGTGGAAGAATTACCTCCAGCCAATCGGTAAATGGTCATTATCAAACAACTCAGGATTTCCAAGATTCTTTAACATTACAAATGATTTGCTGACAAAAATCAACTGGTTAAAGCTCCAAACTTCTTTAGAAGGATTGTTTACTATGCTCCAAAAGCCAACACAATTTGTTTGGACGGGACTTATGGATTTTTACGAGCATTTTCTCGTTCCAGTCGGAACTTGGACGATGAACGGCGCAATTCCACAATTAGTTGATGCGTTGACCAGTTTCGGAAACAACATTCATTGGGAAGAACTTAATAAATCACTGAAAAATTTCTGGGATGCATTGGCTCCATTTGCAAAGAATGTAGGACAGGGCATTGTTGATTTCTATAAAGATTTATTAAAAGTCGGAGAGAATTTCATCAATTCAACTGTTCCTGGAGGTCTAAATTCTATCGCAGAAGCAATAAAAAATATAAGTCCCGAAACAGCACAAGCTATAGGAAAGAGTCTCGGCCAAATTTCTTTGGCGATTCTAGGATTCAAAGGATTAACCTTTATTGGTGGAATCATTGGAAAAGACAGCCCATTAGGAAAAGGACTTTCTTTACTGGCAAAACATCCTTATGCGTCAATGGCACTTGGCATCGGTGGAATCGTACTTGCGCTTGATAATTTCGGAGTTATTGATGTTGACTGGGAGTGGATTTGGAGCAGTATTGACCGTGTAAAAACCTCAATACAGAATTTTATTGATAAGGTTGATTGGAATGCTGTTGGAACTGCTATTGGAAATTTATGGTCTGCATTCCAACCATTTGCAGAGGGATTTGCAGATGCGTTGATTACCGGGCTTGAAGGAATAATTAATATCGGAGCGGATTTAATTAACGGTATTGCAAATGCAATTAATTGGCTGGCTGAAAAATTAAGTGGAATTGATCCAGAATTTATAAAACAAGTTGGTGCTGCATTCGGAACATTGTTTGCGATCAAAATAGCCAAAGATATTGCCACCGAAATCTTTTCCTTTGCTAGCGGAATCGGTTCATTAGCTTCAAAACTTTTAAATTTCCCACTTGATACCGCATCTTCTCTTCCCACTATCATCGGTGATATTGGTGGAGCAGCGGAAACGGCTGGAAATGGCGGGTTTACTACACTTGCAGAAAAGATAAAAAATCTCGGTGATGTCGCACAAACAGCTGGTGGACAATTCCAAGGATTTTGGGGATACGCAACTAATTTAGGCGCGACTGCATTTGTCGTGGAAGGCCTTGGACAGGTAAAAAAAGCTATGGACTTTAAAGACTCCACAGCTGACGCATTCAACGATTTTGAAGTTGTTAGAAAAGCATTGAAAATCATCGAAGAACAAACTGGAATCTCTGGCGATAAACTTATCGGACTCGGCGGTGATTTAAAAAATGTGAAAGACAATGCATTTGATTTTGATGGACAGCTCCAAACCGTAGAAACATCACTTGAAAATCTTGGAATTTCTTCCGATACATTTAAGCAAGCATTAAAACAGGCAATGGAGGAATCCGATACCGCCACAAATTCTCATGTAAGTAATATTAATGAATATATCGGTACGATGGGGACAGAATTTGATAATGCGAAATCTGCATTAGAAAGACTTTCAAATCAAGCGGTAATCACTCCAACGCAGTTTGATGAATTAAGTACTGTCCTTCAGCAACAAGAATCATCTGGTGCAACAGCTAGAGCTGCATTCCAAGCCTTGATGGATAAAATGGCAGAGATGGGAATTGACACAGGAAAAGTTATTAAAGCTTTTTCAGAAGATGTTCCAAAAGCTTCATCAACAATGAGCAAATCAGTGGAAACAGCTACGAAATCCATTTCTTCAAAATCTAAGACTGGTTTTGGAATAGCCAGTGCAGCTGTAAGCACGGCAATGGCTGGAATGAAAAAAAGCACAGAAAGCACAATGCCTTCCATTTGGTCGAAGATAAAGAACACGAATGATGATGTTGAAACCAATTCTAAAACAAATTGGGGAAATTCTGCAAGTGCTGTATCGACAGCCCTCGGAACCATGGACACTGATACAAGAAATGTAATGGGTAAGGTTATGACAACCATTCAAAGTTATTGGTCTTCCGTTTTGATCAATACAAACCAGATTTGGGAAAAGGCTTCTGGCAAGGTTGATACAGAAACCGAAAACATGAAGACTTATACAGAATCTAACTTATCTGGTATTTCAGATTATATCACAAGTCTGTTCAAAAATGATTTAACATCAATGGGTAGGGAAACTGCACAATCTTTCGCCAATGGTATGAAACAAGTTCATCTACCAACATTAACATATCGAATCTCTGAATGGAGAAAGCATAACCTCGGAAACGGAAAAACCAGTTCTACACCAGTTTATAAGCCTAATTGGTACGCCAAAGGTGGTCTTTTCAACGGCGCACAGGTAATCGGTATCGGTGAAGCCGGTTCTGAAGCCGTCCTTCCGCTGGAAAATCCACGAACCATGAAGAAGATTGCAGACAGCATTGTTTCCAGTTCGGACGGAAGCATGGGACTTACAAAAGAAGAAATGGCAAAAGCAGTAGCCCAGGGAGTTGCAATGGCAATGAGTATGAACAGCGGAAACAAGAATCCGCAGTACATTATGAACAGCATTATTCTGGACGGAAGCGAGATTGCAAAAGCAGTAACAAAAGCCCAAAATGATACAGATAGCCGTTTCAAACCGTCCCCGGCATATTGATTTTTGACTGATTGTGTGGTATGATTTCTTTAATGAAGAAGTACACACGGTCTTGATTTTTGAGCCGCTAAGAAGAAATTAACATTTCTCAATCGTGAGGAATTTTTTATCTTACTTGGCGGCTCTTTTTAATTTTAACCGTTAATCTTGGTAAAACCAACAGGCTAGACCGATCATCGAAAAGCGGAAATGCCTTGCCGCCTGCCTGTTGATTTACATACAGTTCAAGGCACTCTTTTATACGAAAGGCAGGTATCAATCTATGGCAAAGAGTTTTAATTATCGTAAATATTACAAAGAATACTATGGAATTGAGTTTGACAGCAGTTATGCAATTCACCATATAGACTTTGATAGAAGCAATAATGACATAAATAACTTGCTGTTGCTTCCAGGAAAACTGCATAACAGATATCATTTTTTACTAAATGGATTTGATTCTAAAAAAGAACAGAAGAAAGGGACTGTGGTCTTAGATTTCAAAATCGTTTCAGAATGTGGACACATCCCTATGTTTGGAATAAATATGATGAAAAATCTTTGTGAAACAATGGAAGAGATTGATAAATGGGTAAGAATAAAATCCGACATGGATATGGCAAAATACAATAAAGAAGTATATGGTATTTAATAATTGGTAAAATCAGTGGGCTAGGGTAGCTCCCGAAAAGCGTAAACCTTGATACGCCTGTCCACTGTTTTTATAAATCAAGGATTCTGGCACAATACGGAGAGTGCCTACAACCAACAAGGAGGTTATTATCATGAATAAAGAATTTAATTATCCAAGAGATTTCAAAGGCGTTTGGATTCCAAAACGAGTATTCCTTGATGAAAGATTGAATGCAATCGAAAAAATTATCTTAATAGAAATTGACAGTTTAGACGCAGAAGATAGTGAAGGTTGTTATGCTAGCAACGAATATTTAGCTAATTTTTGCAAATGCAGTATGACTAAAGTTTCTACATCAATTTCCAAATTAATAAAGCTTGGCTATCTCTATGTTTCCAAAAATGATGGCAGAAAACGGTATTTGAAAAGCAGACTTTCAAATTCTGAAAGCCAGGATTTCAAAAAAAGCGAGCCAGACTTACCAGAAATGAAAGAAAGTAATAATAGTGAGGAATATAGTAGAGATGAAATAAACAGTAATATAGATTCTCCTACGGAGTTAAAAGAAGAAAAGAAAAATGCATACCACTCTAACGAGTGGTTCAATTCTCAACATATCAAAAATATGTTGACCGAGGAGAATATCCAATATACTCCAATAGACCGTAAATCTTTTAATTGGTCTGCATTCAAGAACCAGGTTTCAGTACGGCTTGAAGAATTGGGATATACGACAAGCCCATATACAACCAACCGCTTCCTGGTAGTATCGAAGTATTTCTTCAAGAGGTATGAAGAACGAACCAGAAAACCGCACATAAAAATCAATCAAGACGCTTTGGATAATATCCTGGACAAGTTTGGATTCGGGCCAAATCCAGATTATTTCCAGAATGTTGAGATTGAAACATACATGAAAGTGATTGATGAATACTTTGGCACTTCATTTAGTGAGTACACGGATCACCATTATTCGCATTTCATGTCTGGCTACATACGGAAAAATTTGTTAATGAAAGTTGAAGACAAGGAGGACACACTATGAAAAGAATCAAAGCATTATTGGCAACCATTATCTGTATTTGCGTTATCACAGGGCTAACAGGCTGTGCAGCGAATGACGATTACATGAATGACGTGAAAGGAAATCTTTCTGGTAACAGCTACACAATCTATACCTACGACAACTACGGTCAAAAGGTTATGACTACCAGTGGGGACAAGATCAACATTGCCGGGAATAAAACCAAATCCAAGGGCTACGATAGTGAGGGAAATGAAACAACCAGCTACGATGTATCTTCCGTCATTACAATTCTGATTGATGGCAAAGAAATTGAAAGTTGTGGCGATACTTGTATTTTTGAACAAAAAGGATTGAATCCAGAAGTTGATTTTACTCAGGAAGATATTAACAGCCATTCAACCGGAAAGATTTCAGAGAACACATACATAGCCGGGATTTTGAATTGTTATAAAAATTATTTCGGGAAATCTAGGGTTGTAGTAATCAAATCCCAACTTGGACAGCCAATAGCCGCATATTCTGGTGACGAGGTGTTCTGGAAAATCCCGGACGATCTGCCTAAAATGACAAAGCTAATGATTGACGGAAAAGCTCTTTATATCCACAGGGCAAATTTCCAGATTATTGATAAAGAATTACTGCAATAAAATAGCCAAATTTGTTTTAAAACCTTTTACCAGATAAAATATAGGCGAAATCAAATAAAATTGATTTTTCGCCAAAAAAGCCAAATAATTGTGGAGAATTAAAACATATGAGCCAAATAGGAACAGAACTTCCAACAGAATATTCAGACCGTTTTGATAAATTACGACAGAATAGGGTTGAGGTAAGCTTTTACAAATACGGAACAGCAAAGGATAACTTCGGGGAGAAGCTGGTAAACGCCTTGGAATCCCACGATATGTGCATCAAAAAGTATCGTGAGACAGGAAACACAGAATATCTTTGCGATGCAGCAAATTATCTCATGTTTGAGTTTATGTACCCTCAGATTCCGGGAGCATACTTCAAGGCAACAGACAGCGGAGAAAGTGCCGGAGTTGCCGGAACACCAATTAATCAGCTAAAGGAGAAGTGGTATTGATGGACTTTAAACAGACTTACTTTTCCATCTGGCAAGATATATGGAATCTCCACAAGAAGTATGCCTTTATCTCAAAGGATGATATTCCACAGTGGGAAAATCTCACCATGGAAGCAAACCAGATTCATGATAAATACTCCGATTCGGTTGGCTCGAAATTTGCCGAAGCTCTTTTGTTTGCCGTAACTGTGGAAATTGATAGAAAAGCGAAATAGGACTTCCAGAATGCGTCCCAAGGTGGTACAATATGGGTATCATACTAAGGAGGGGGATATTTATGGCACTGATTAAATGTCCAGAATGCGGCAAGGAAATAAGTGATAAAGCGGCAAGTTGCCCGAACTGTGGATTCCCGATAACACAGAGAAATGTAACACAGGAATCGCCACAGAAGCAAAAGGAATACGACATTGAGATGTTAGATTCCATGAGAATCAAGGCTTCAAAAGCGAATATCGAGGTTTACTACAAAGGAAATTTGTTACTTGAAGCGAATCCTATGGATTTTGTATTGAATTATGATAAGGAAGAACCAGATGATTTAGGGAGAGTACAGTTGAAAGTTGCTTTTTCAATTCCGAAATATGCAAATCCTTTCAAAATTTGCTTATCAACAGGTTCTTCCGCATATGAACAGACAAAGGAATTTACAACAGAGATTGCGGAGCGGTATTTCAAGAAACAGTATGTTGTTGAATGGTATATGCTAGACAAGAGTGTAATGGATAATTGCGACAGGGGCGAAGCAAACAAGACCAGAACAACTATTGAGAATATCGAAAAACCTAAAACATATTCTGCACCAGAACCACAGTACACGCCACAGCCGACAGCTACCAAGAAAAAGAAAAAAGGGGGATGCGCAAACTATTTTGGTTTTATCTGCCTTGTGTTTATTCTAATTGGCTGGTATTCATCTAAAACAGAGAAAACAGCAGATACATCCAAAACACAGACGGAAAAATCCAGTAGTTACGAAAGAAAAGCAACTCCTACAGTAGAAGAGAAAAAACAGAATGTGGCTCCAATTACTTTTGATGATGAATTACAAACATTTAATTCTGGTGAATATTCTTATATCACTGACAGCGATTTATATAAATATGCAGTCAATATGAGCGGAGCTAAAATTTATACTGTATCAACAATAAGTGAGATTAAAGACAATAAGGTGCAAGTTACTATTGGTGATAAATATATGATGAGTAATTTTAATGTATCTGATAGTAAATTGTATGCAAAATATGAAAGCGGTCTTAAAGATGATGATGTGGTTGCTATTCTTGGAACAGTATCAAATGTAGATTCATGGGGATTTATGGGAGATTCCATAAATTTAGAGAATTGTATGGTATTCGCCAAAGGAGATGAAGCTAAAAACTACAAAAAGAATGCTTCAGATGATAGTTTATCACAGTATTTTGTAGTGACAGAAGAAGTTGCTAATTCAAAAGAAGTTTCAGAGGACGAATACAAGGCACTTTGCCAAACATTGGACTATAATGATATATTGAGAAACCCTGACAGTTACGATAAAAAACATTGTATTGTCTCTGGAACAATAGATCAGTCATTAGAAGGAATATTCGGTGGATATACGTTGTATATTGTTGACGGAAACGGTAATAAATGGGATTGTTCATATAGCTATGAGGATGGCGAAACACATTACCTAGAAGGAGATTGGGTAACCGTATACGGAACTTGTAGCGGAACATTAAATTCTACAACACTTCTTGGGAAACAAGTTACATTGCCAAGTATAGATGTTGAATACATTAACTGATAAGATTAGGGCTAGGGATTTCTCCCTAGCCTTTTTTCTTTCATAATCCATTCGTAGAGCCATTTCCATAAATTTGGGATTCTTCATCCTTTTTATTATCAGAAAGTACATTGTCAGCTTCTTCCAACAGTTCATCGCCTTTAAGCCAAGCATATGATATATATACGCTGGTTTCATCACCGTAATCGTAGGATTTAAGTGCTACGGAAGTATCATTTGCTCCATACCAAGAAGTATATTGTTCTTTAGTTCCGAAAGGAGAGGTATAATTGGATGTATCACTTGGCTCTCCATAAATTTCTGACAGCTTGATCGAAAGATCAGAATACATTAAATCTAAATCTTGCGGTTTTTCAAATTCATATTGTGCTCCGTACAAAACCGTATTTTCTTCGTCAAAGGAAATTTCGTTTTCTACTGAATAAGTATAATAAAGATTCATGGAATATATTGGATATCCAGCAACGTCAATGTTGGGAGAAACAAACGGAGATGCGCAAAAGCAAATCGCTCCATCATAATCGTTATCATCACCATATTCTACACCATTTAATACATTTTCAACAGTTTCGGCGCTTAACCCTTCCATTGTTGAGCCATATAAGTCTGCTTCTGGTATAAAAGTACATGTATCATTAAAATTTGTTCCCCATGGAATATCCCTAAAAAGAATTTCTTTATCTGTTTGAGCTGATACAGGAATAACACTTGAAAAAATAGACGATAAAGCCAAAATCATAAAAAATTTTCTTTTCATGTAAAATCCCCCTCTTTAGTATGATGTACATATTTTACCACTCCAAAATGGATAAGGGAATAGGAAATTTAAAAAAATAACGATTCGTCAGTAAAAAAAACTGTCGTGAATTTCAAGACGGTTAATAGCTGTTCCACAAATTTATGGAGCTGTTTTTCGCCATGAGAAGCGAACGGACAAATTGACCTTTCGTTACTATGGCAAACTGTTTATTCATACAAGGTGCACAAATTTGAGCAGCTTATATGGGTTTTAGCCATACATGGCGAAAAGGCGTAGAAATTTCGACACCTTTTATTTTTAATAGGGGTGCTTCTAATTTGATGCACCCTATTTCTATGATTGATATTTTGAACTATCATCAATTTGATGACGGTTAGCACTTCAGTCAAATTGTCCGAGGCTCAAATCGTGATTTTCACGAAACGCCAGGATTATAGCAAACCGTAAATTTTAACGTTTGCCATTGTGGCGAACCTCAAAAATGGGGAGCAGGGGCTTGACGTTCATGTCGAACCCCAAGCCGCCGAAATTTCGGCTCCATTATTTTGTGGAAGCTAGTTTCACTAAAATTTTAGAAAAAAGGTGTTCGTCATAATGACGAGAACCTTGATTGATACGTTTTCTAAAATAATAGAAAATGCTCTTGACTTTTGTACGCCCATAAATTATAATGAATTATGCAAGGACAAAATAAGGAGGTGAACAAAATGTCCCCAAGAACAGGTAGACCACCTGTAAATGGTGAATCAAGAAAGGAAAAGCTCAATATTCGTCTTACAAAAGAAGAAAAAGGACGCATAGACAAATGTGCAGAAGAACTTGGAATTTCAAGAACGGACACCATTATGAAAGGAATCGGTCTAATAGAAGATGAAATAGGCGAAAAATAAGGAACTGGCTCCCTAGGAAAGAAACAGTCCCTTATACAACACCCCCTACAGGGGATATGCAAATTATAACACTGTATATCCCCTGTTTGCAAATAGATTTTTTAACAACAGGAGGATTTTCTATATGAACGAAATCACAATTAACACATCTAACCAGACACCTATCGAAATCGCACTTGGGATTGATGAAGAGGGTATGACTACTGCCAGAAAGTTATATGCTTTTCTTGAGTTAGCGCCACAAAATTTTGCTAGATGGTGTAAGAGAAACATTGCAGAAAATGATTTCGCAACCGAAAATGAGGATTATTTGCGACTCTTCCTTGAGGAGGAGACACCGACAGGTGGCGTTATTCAAAGAGAAGATTATAAACTCTCTGCCAGCTTTGCAAAGAAACTTTCTATGCAGTCAAAGAGCGCCAAAGGTGAACAAGCCAGACAATATTTTCTCAAAGTAGAGGACAAATTAAAAGAAACGGTTCGCCACCCAGTACCAATGACTATTCCCGAACAGATTCAGCTTCTAGCACAGGGAAACGTAGAACTGAATAAGCGGATTGACGATATTCAGACAGAGTTTGAGACTTTGAAAATGGATTTACCGATTCTCCCGATTGAAGCGGAGAAAATCACGGAAGCCGTAAAGAGAAAAGGAACACTGGTACTTGGTGGCAAGGAATCCAATGCTTACAATAGCCGTTCCATTCGCCAGAAGGTTTACAGTAACATTCATTCCAACCTGCGCTACCAGTTCCAGGTCAAAAGCTACAAGGCAATTAAGAGAAGCCAGGTAGAACAGGCAGTCAAGATTATTGGAGAATACAAACCGCCAGTTTTCTTGAAGAATGAGATTGATACAGAAAATGCACAGCAGAGATTCTTTTAATTAGATTTTTACAGGGATACACAGGAGGAAAATAAAATGACAGAAAATATGGATAGAGAAGACACAATGTTCGAAGTAGAGGACACTATTGATAAAATCAAGTTTCTTGTGGATGATTTCATGGAACAGTATGGATTTAACAGCACAGAAGAGATGGACAAAGAGAAAAGACTTTCCTTTACATATAACAAGCAATTTATGACAATGAAACTGTTGATTTTGAGCGATTATGCCTGGAAAGCAAAACAGGCCTTTAAGGCTCTTAAATCTATGGAGCAGAAAGCGTGATCGTATGGCAAACAGAATCCAGTTCAATGACTTTCAGAAAAAGAGTGTGTACGCCAAGTGCAACGGAAAATGTGCGATATGCGGTAAGCCTGTCAAATTTAAGAAAATGACAATCGACCACATTATGCCGTTGTCTCGGGGCGGCACCAATGATATTAAGAATCTGCAACTGGCGTGTAAGCGCTGCAACAGCATGAAGAGCAACATGACAATGGATGATATGATGGGGCAGATTTCCGAGATTTTGAAGTATAACCGCAAACAGAAATTGATTAGAGCATTGGGAGGAATTATGGAATGACACGTAAGGAAGAGATTTTAGAACTGATTGAAAAAATCACAAAAGAGAAAAATATCAATATGCTTTACGGCGTGGTTAAGACAATGTTTGAATATGAAAACCATGAATGATACCAAAATATACTGAATGATACCAACCACCTATGCTATGATATAAAATCATAATAAGCAAATTTTAAAGCGTTTACCTTTCGGGGTAGGCGCTTTTTTCGTGTGTAAAAATACATGAGGGTTAGCATATGGCAGAAGTATTTTTGAAAGTGGATGGGGTAGCAATGCCCTGTCCTTCTTCTTTTACATGGGGGTTACAAGATATATCGGCATCAGAATCCGGCAGAACAGACGATACGACCATGCATAAAAACAGAGTTGGACAGAAACGGAAACTGTCTGTAGGTTGGAATGGCCCAGACTGGGACACTGCTTGCAAAATTATACAGGCGGTAAACCCAGAGTACATACAGGTCACATATCCAGACTTGCTATCTGCAAATAAGCACGAAACCAGAACATTTTATGTTGGGGACAGGGAATCACCATTTAAGTGCTGGTGGATAGGCAATGAGCGCATGGAAGGACTTAAATTTGATTTTATCGAGAGGTAAGATATGCGAAATTTATCAACGGAATTTAAAGAACAACAGAATAGTGGGAACCGTAACTATCTGAAATATGCAGATTTTACCTTTACGGACGGAAGCACATTATCCATTACCGACAAAGACTTATGGTCTAATGGCTTCAAATTTGAGGATGCAGTATCGCAAAGTGGTTCTTTTGATATCGGCGCAGCTATCGTAAATAAGCTGACATTGCAGATCAACAACTTTTCTGGCAAGTACACAGATTACATCTGGGACGGAGCGAGAGTTGTTTGCCATATTGGGCTTGAATTATCTACTGGTATTGAGAAAATCCGTATCTGCACCATGACAGTAACAGATGCCCCATACCAGAACACAGCTATTATCAGCCTAACTTGTGAAGATTCCATGCGATTATTTGATCGTGATTATTCAGAAAGTAAGCTGACTTATCCGGCAACTAGATTACAGATCATCCAGGATGCTTGCGAGGTGTGCGGAGTAACACTGCAATCAACAAGATTTGATAACGATGATTTTGTAATCCAGAATCGACCAGATGATAGCAGCATTACTTTCCGACAGGTAATTGCATGGGTAGCACAGATGGGCTGCCAGTGGGCGAAAACAGATGCATACGGCAGATTATGCCTTGACTGGTACAAAAATGAAGTACCGGAAAATTTTTATAATAAGGCAGAAGTACCATGGAATGATATTGAAGGGAAAGACATCTTAGATACCGCTGGTGCACAGATTATCACTGTTATGCAAAAGGGTATTACAGCCATAGATACGAATGGATTCACACCATGGTTGTATGATGTTGAAATAACAGGCATAAAAGTTGCAGAATACGTTGAAAATTCTTCTAAAAATGAAGCGAAAACATATCAGTCGGGGAAAACTGGCTATGTTATCGAAATCAGTGATAATAAGCTAATTCAAGAGGGCTCCGGGGAGAAAATCTGCCAGATTATCGCAGACAGGTGCGTGGGGCTAAAATTCAGACCATTTACTACAGGCGCATTGACTAATATAGCATGGGAAGCTGGTGACACCATTGAGATTTCCGACAGAAACGGGAAACAGTATAAGAGCTTCCTAACTTCTGTTACTTTGAATCCAGGTGCATTTGAGCAACTTGAATGCAGTGCTAAGAGTGTATCTAGGAATAAGCAGAAACAGTATACACTTAACCAACAGGTGCAAGCTGAAAACAAAAAGAACTTAAAAGATGAACGTACCGCCAGAGAAAAGGCACTGGAAGAATTATCACAACGCCTTGCGGAATCTTCTGGAACATACACGACAGTAGAAACACAGCCGGACGGAAGCAAAATCTATTATCTTCATAATAAGCCACAGTTGTCCGATTCTGATATTATATGGAAAATGACTGCGGAAGCATGGGCTGTTTCTACAGATGGTGGGCAACATTGGAATGGTGGCATGACAGTTGATGGTGATGTGATTGCCAGAATCCTTACGGCTACAGGTGTTAATGCAGATTGGATTAATACGGGAACCATTAAGGCTATTGATAAAGATGGAAACATAACTTTCCTGGTTGATGTAACAACAGGAAGGGTTGTTATTAATGCGGATTCCGTACAAGTCAAGGGAAAAGATGTTAATGCGATTGCAAAGGAAAAAGCAGAAACAGAAGTAAATAATTTTATAAGCAATACATACACAACTGATATCAATAATTTGCAGTCTCAAATCGACGGACAGATTGAGACTTTTTTTTATGACTATGAACCGACCTTGCAGAATATCCCGGCTTCCGAGTGGACTACCAACGAAGAACGAAAGAAACATGAGGGCGACCTATTTTACTGGAAATCCAGGGGATATGCGTACCGTTTTATGCAAGATGGGGCAACTTGGAAATGGCAATTGGTACAAGATACCGATATCACGTTAGCACTTGCCGCCGCAGAAAAAGCGCAAGATACGGCAGATCATAAGCGCAGAGTATTCGTAGTTCAGCCAGAGCCACCTTATGACATTGGAGACTTATGGACACAAGGCTCTAATGGTGATTTGATGAGATGTAAAGTTGCCAGAGCAAGCGGTTCTTATTCTGCTTCAGATTGGGAAAAGGCTTCAAAATACACAGATGATAGTTCTTTAGATTTATTTATCAATGGCGTTTTTAAAGATTCTCTTAATTCTTTAAAAACACAGATTGATGGAAAAATTGAAACTTGGTATCAGCCAAACGACCCTTCTCTTAAATGGACAAAAACAGAGGAACAACCGTGGTGTGATATTGATGGAAACAAGATTCTGGATGAATCCGGGAATGAAATTGTCTTGATATGGGAGTCCGAGAAAGCAGAGCATGAAGGTGACCTTTGGCACAATACTTCTGATAACACACAATGGATTTACAAATCTGGTATTTGGCAACCACAATCCATACCAGATGAACTGTTAGACAAGATAGATGGGAAGTCATCTGTCTATATGGTTCAGCCAAAACCGCCATATTACGAAGGTGACTTGTGGGTGACAACCAATAGTGAAGGAAAGGCTTCCCTCAAAACATCCACTGTAAATCGTGTTGGCGGAGCGTTTGACGCATCCGATTGGATTGATTTCAAGTATGCAGACAAAGACGATATTAAAAATGCAATTGATAAGTATGATACCAGTCTTGGACAGGATGAAGTGTTCAATAAACTCACAAAAGGCGGCACTGAACAGGGAATCTATATCAAAGATGGAAAAGTATACATTAATGCAAAATATATTCTGGCTGGACTGCTTGCTGGTGAGAGAATCAATGGTCGAGGACTGAAAGTTATTGATGACGACAATAATGTGACTTTAGAAATCGACAGCAAAGGAAATGTTATTCTAGCTCCAAAGACTTTTTCGCTACAAGGAAAGACAGTCAATGAGATTGCTAATAGCTCAGCAAAATCAGCCGTAGATGGACAGACACAAGCCGATATTTTCAGCAAGCTTACCAATGGTGGCAAGGCACAGGGAATTTATTTAGACGAAAACGGAAACATTTATGTAAATGGACAATTTATTAAAGCGTTGAGCATAGCCGCTAATGCTCTAGCAGCTGGTTCTATTACCACAGAAAAATTAGATGCTAAGGCGGTCACGGCTGAAAAAATGTCCTTGAATGAGCTTGCGGCAATTGGAGCCACTATAGGCGGATTTACGATTCAAAACAACAGAATTTATAATAAAAAAAATGGAACCCTACAGATTTCCGTAGGAAATGAATATAACGCTCCATCAATGCTTGCTATGGATGCACAAGGACAATTTATTAAATACAGCGCAAGTGGTATTGCATCCTCTTACGCTAACTCATTAAATTTAACACCACATAATACAACAACAGAAAGTGGCTTTACAGACGGTTCAAAACATTATCTGGGAAGAACACAATTCAATTCAGATGTTAGTATTTTTGGCGATTTTAAGGTTTCTGGAACAAAATCCATAATAGCTGACACTGAAAACTATGGAGAACAGCTATTTTACTGCTACGAGACTCCAACTCCAACTCTGGGAGATTTTGGCGGTGGCGTAATCGGAGATGACGGAATCGCAATCATTATGATTGATGATATATTTCAGGAATCGACCGACACAGGAATCGAGTATTATGTGTTCTTACAGAATGAAGGAGAGGGACAAACATGGATAGCTGAAAAGACAAATACTTATTTCAAGGTAAAAGGAACACCAGGCTTGCATTTTGCGTGGGAGCTGAAAGCAAAGCAGAAAAATAAAGAATTTATACGCTTTAATGCCGGAAAAGAAGATAGGGAAGTTAATTTTAGATTGAACGACATTGAGAATGAAATGTTCTCGGAAAGAGAAAAACTAATTCAAGAAATGGAAGGAGAATTATTATGAGCCAGATTAAAAAACTTACATCATTTATGAAATTGTCAACAGGCGAGGGCGATAGAATCGCTTTTACCTACTCAACGATTGACACCGAAAGTGGAAAGGTTTTGAGCCAGAACGAGAAAGGAAATTTTCTCATTTTTGATGAGGGGCTGTCGGCAAATATTAAGGCAATCGAAGACTATATTAACAAAAATCAACTGAATTAAAGGAGGACAACAACATGCCAAAATGGACTGAATACACATCAAAAGATACGTTAGCGGATAATGACGAAGTAATGTTGTATGATGCAACTGCGAGAGCGAACAAGCGCGGATTAATGAGCAAGTTTTGGGATTATGTCGTTGATAAAATGTCAACGGCTGTTATCTCGAAATTGGAGACAAATAATAAGACAATCATCGGGGCGATAAATGCACTAAATAGTGATATAGGACGTATTAGGCCTAGCGATAAAAAAACTTTCAGAATAAGAAATGAAAGAGCTTGGATATTTATATTTACTCTTGGCACGAACGGAAATGATGGAATGTTTGATATTTTTTTATACACTCCATCATACTCAGACGTTCCTACTATTCGAAAAGTAACTAATAAAAATAGTATTATATTATCGGCTTCAATTGATGGAAAAAATACAAATATTGAATCCAATGCCATGTATAACAGTGTAATTGTGTTGTACGCAGCATAAGTGAATTATATTTTCATAATTGCACATTGAATCCAAACGCTATCTGGCACTATTAAGCGCAATGTTAATCCATCAGTCAATTTTGCATAAGTAGTGGCCTCGGATAGCCATGCTATTTTTCCTGAATTATACTTATGTTCTCCTGTTGTTACAATAGCGGTGTAAGTATTTAAAATTGATGAATTACCAACTGTTGAAATGGATAACAAATACGTCCCCATACCGTTTAATAGAAAGTCTTTTGTAAAATTATTTCCTAAAAATGTATTTATAATCTTATCACTATAGAGTTTATTGGAGAAACAAGAAAAAAAATAACAAAACACTACCAAACATAAAATGAATATGCTATAATCAGCATATCAAAAACAGAACAATAAAAAGGGAGCTGAGTTCCCGTCTACCAAACAAAAAACTCAGCTCCAAGCACCACAAAGGGTACAAGGATATTATAACACGGTACCTTCCCTTTGTGGCAATAACAGCCATGATTTACGCCAAAATTAGCCACGATTCTGTGAAATTTAATCATAAGAGATATATTGTATAAAGAGTTTATGCTAAAGAGCATCCCATTTGGGGTGCTTTTTATTATGCACTTTTTAATCTCAATAATGAAAGGAGACCACACATGAATATTAACACTTCATTAATCAGCAACAACAACAGTTACGCAGGACAAACACCTCTGTATATTGTTATTCATAATACAGATAATACAGCCAAGACAGCAGGCGCTAAGGCGCACGCTACTGCACAGCATAATGGCAATTTTCATGGCTATTCAGCCCACGTATTCGTGGACGATAAGTCAGCATATCAGGCATTGCCGTATAATCGTGGAGCATGGCATGTTGGAGTAAATTATGGCGGCAAACTGTTCGGGATAGTGAACAACCGTAATTCGATTGGAATTGAAATGTGTATGAATGCCGGATATAACTACGAAAAAGCATTCCTGAATACTGTTGATGTATGTAAGCAGCTTATGAAGAAATATGGCATTCCGGCAAGCCGAGTAGTGCAGCACTACGATGTGTGTGCTAAGAATTGCCCTTCCGTTATCCGTGGAAAGGGAGACTGGAATAGATTTAAGAAGCTTATTTCCAGTGAAACCGTGACAGTTCCAACCACAAAGCCGACAGTAAAGGTTGACAAGTATTACCGTGTCCGCAAGACCTGGAAGGATTCCAAGAGCCAGATCGGGGCGTACAAGTCACTCAAAAATGCAAAGAAAGCTTGCAAAGCCGGTTATTCTGTTTTTGACTGGAATGGAAAAGCAGTGTATTCCTTGACAGCAAAGAAAAGTATAGCCCAGGTTGCAAAAGAAGTCATTAACGGCGAGTGGGGAAACGGACAGGATAGACGAGACCGTCTGGAATCAGCTGGCTACAATTACACAGAAGTGCAGAATGCAGTAAACAAACTTCTTAAATAACAAAAACACTCCCGGGGTTTTCCCGGGAGCTACTTAAAAATAGTATATTCTTCAAATTCATTTCTTATTTTTGCAAAGTCTTTTCTTCTGATTGGCACCGTAGTTCCAGAAAACATAAGGAACGAATCGTTTATTTCTTTTACCTCGTCCATGTTTATTATGTAGCTCTGGTGGCATCTCAAAAATCTGGAATCTAGTAATTCTTCAATATCGGATAGTTTACATCGTTCCGTATAAACTATACCGCAAGTGCAGTGGATAACGATGTACTTATTTCGGCTCTCGATATATTCTATATTTTGAAACTCCACCCGATGAATAAAGTCTTTTCCTTTTATCATAAGAGTGCTTTTACTGATATGTTCCAGAGCATGATTGAAAGCAGTATACATTCTGCCATTTTCAGAGCCTTTTATGATATAGTGTACCGGGAGTATATCAAGGGCTTCAAAAACATATTCTTTGTGGGCCGTCCAGAAAATAATATTTCCATTATATCCATTTAATCTCAATTCCCTTGCGACTTCAATTCCGTTTTCTTCTTTTAAAACAATATCCAAAACTACAATATCATACCATTCGCCATCTGCCACATCATCAATAAGTGGCTGTCCTTTATCATACGGAGTAATCAATGCTTTTATATCACCATTTCGTTTGAGAAAATTATTAATCCGATGCATAAATATACCAATCTGGATTTCGTTATCATCACATATTGCAATTCGCATTCAAATCATCCCTTTTCATGTAAAATTCGCCACCAGAGGTGCTAATTTCGCCATTTCCTGTGTAATTGTATATTTTTTGATACAATATTATCGTACCACATAAGAAAGATAGTGTAAAGAGGCTGTATGATGGAAAGATGTAAGAAGATAACGATTATCTTAATATTGATGTTTGTGCATGTGTTTATTGGGATTCATATGTATTTCAGCCCAGAGCGTAGTATTATCTTTGGGAGGGTTAAAACTATCGCAAAAATGGTGACGGAAATCAAAAGCAATCCAAATGAGCACAAAAAATCCCTCGATTCCAGAAGCCCAGCCTCTTTATTTCTATCTACATATATAACGAATGAAAAGTACCAAAATCACAATATCTATACTGAAAAAATCATAATTTGCAATAATATCGAGGAAAAGCAACTTGCCAGAAAGGACTTGAGTGGAGATGATTCTGTTCCGTTATATGGTTATGAAAACATGATATAATTTAATAAGCAGGAACAAATGTTTGGAATATTGGGAGGGATTTACGTGGATTGCAAGAAAAATGATGATATTAATTACAAAGAGGAAATTAAAAAACTTTTAGAAGAGGTGAAAGACCCTTACACGCTTAAACGTGTTTATAAGCTTCTTGAATATCTTTACATAAAAGAAATGACCGGGGATTAACCCCGGCCTTTCTTTAATTCTTTTCCAATTCATTTAGAATGTTTTCAATTTGTTTCCAGTGATCTTCGCTGAGCTTCGCAAATTTTACCAAAACACTTTTAGCAAATTCGTTATCGCCCTTCATTACTGAATCTACAATAGCCTGCGCATCACTATTGTCAGATTCCTGTTCACCTTTTTCTTCTGTTAGCCACAGATAGTTTGTGTGATATTCCTTACATATTAAAGTAATAGTCTGATTAGAAGGAGTATTTTCACCACTTTCAATCTTGCTTACAGCAGATCTGGAAATCTTAATTTTTTCGGCAAATTTCGTTTGGCTATCACCGTATTTTTCACGAACAAACCGAATTCTTTCCGCTAATGTCATTTTCTCACCTCCTAAAAATAATATATCACATTTTGTACATTTAGTCAACAAAAAGTTATTGACAATGCACATTAAGTGTGGTATATTGTGTACATCAGATGAACAAATAGGAGGTGATTGAATGTCAGAGGAAAAGAAAGAACTTATCAGAAACGTAACTGAACGAATTGATAAGTTGCCAGATGATAAGAAAAACTATCTTCTTGGATATATGAATGGTGTCATTGACACTACAGAAAACACTATTGACAAGAAGGAAAGCTCATAAGGAGGTGGGAAAATAACAATTTGATTTGCGGATGGCTTTGGGTTACGCAGTCGCATTAAGAGATAAGAGCAAAGCAAGGGAGGTAAGTTAAAGTGTTGAATAACTTGAAAAAAGTTCTTGACGATAAAGGAATTACAATCAGAGCGTTTGCAAAGGTTCTTGGCGTTGATGAAAGGACTATTCAGAACAAGATAAAGGGAAAAACACCTTTTACGTATCCAGAAGCAGTCCTTTCTAAAAAGGACCTTTTTCCAGAATATGATCTGGAATATCTGTTTAAAGAAGAATAGCAAAAAAACTGACAGGAGTGCTGTCCTATCAGTTCTTGCCTAAATTTGTTTACCTTATGTGTTTTGCAGACTGAACGCACTTGTTCAGTCACATAAGCAGCACCAAATGTTTCTTGAAACACTTCGCCACTTACGCAGTTTTAGTTCTGCGATTGAGTAAAAAAGATTAGCTGCCCATTAGTTGGCGAATGTAGGAATTTTGTTCAATACGGTGAACGAAATTGCTTAACGTACTTTGGTAACGCAGGTTACTCTGCTTGCAACCTACAATAAGGAACAGGGCAAATTCAAAAGTTGGGTCAAAGCAAACAACTCCTTTCATTGCCCATTATTTGGGTATGAAAGAATTTTAACACATAGGAAAAATATTTTCAACACAAAACGGAATTGAAAATCAGATTAAGAAAGGAGTGATAAACACGAACCAGTTAGTGCATATTGGAAATTCAGATATCTCAATAAAAGAGTATAACGGTCAGCGAGTTGTTACATTCAAAGATATTGATATGGTACACGGCAGACCAGACGGAACGGCAAGGAAGAGATTCAACGACAATCGAAATCACTTTATTGAAGGAGAAGATTTCTTCGTTATAACTCAGCCGTCCGAAATTCGGACGCTTGGTTTGGAAAGACCACAGGGCGGTGTTCCAGAAAAAGTTATTCTTGCCACAGAACAAGGTTATCTGATGTTGGTTAAGTCCTTTACAGACGATTTAGCATGGGATGTTCAGAGACAGCTTGTAAATGGATATTTCAAAACCAAAGAAACTGTAAAAAGAGCATTGTCACCAGAGCTTCAAATGTTACAGGGACTACTTTCACAGATGGTTGAAAAAGAACTTGCCGACAAAGAAAGAGACAGGCAGATTTTAATTGCCAAAGAAACCGCAGATAAAGCTGTTGCAACTACAGAGAACATCAAAGAAGCGGTTAAGCCTGTATTTGATAACTGGCGTTCAGAAATTAATTCTAAATTCAATCGCATACAAAAAGGTGCTGGAGCAGAGTTTAAAATGCTTAGAACAGAAATGTACACAGAATTGGAACGCCGGGCTGGATGTGATCTGAATACAAGATTAAGAAATAAGCGAAAACGCATGGCTGAAAATGGTTGCACCAAAACAGAGATTAACTCGCTCAATAAAATGGATGTTATTGATGATGATAAAAAGTTACGAGAGATTTTCTCAAAAATCGTGACTGAATACGAAATTAAATATTGCGCGTAAAAAGAAGGAGGTGAAATAGAAAATGTCAGAGAAAGAAAAGCGAATCGTAGAAAAGCTGAAAGAAGCAATCCCGAAAATGTCAGAGTTTGATAAAGGCTACATTCTCGGGAAAGTGGAAAGTTTTTCTGATAACAGTCTGGAGCAAAAAACAGATAAAAAAGAAACTGTTGATTCAGATTAAAAGAGAGGTTGGAAAATGAGTAGTACATATAACGTTCTTTGCGCTATTTTGGAAGAGCTCCAAGCTATTCACAATATCATGGAGCAGCCAAAAAAACGAGTTTCTAAAAAAGATAAGAAAAGCATCGAAAAACGCATTATTGATAGACCTCTTCTTGAACCTCAAAATTCTATGATGATGGAAAGAAAGGAGACTAATGAAAACATCAAAAATCGAAATCCGGCAAGTAAATGGCAATGAAGGAATCTTCACAGAAATCCTTGTGGATGGTCACAAACTCGAAGGTGTAAGGAGTTTTGAGTTGAAACAGGGAGTTGGAGATTCTGTTCCTATTCTTTCAATTGATCTGAATGCTTTAAATCTATCTACAGATTTGCAAATGTTGCAGGTGAACCAGAAAGGTATCGGGGAAATTGAGGGAATCAAGTTTAAAGACTCACCAAGGATGCTGGAATTCAACATACAAAAAGTAACGCACACGGCAAAAGTTGATAAGAAAATAATAGCCGAATGCGTTACAAGTGGAATTACTTCTGCTGTTCAAAACTCAATTGATGATTAGAAATTATGGAGAGGGAAACACAATGAATGTTGAAAAATATTTATCCGAAAAGCTGTCAAGCCATGAGGGACAGAAATATTTAGAATTTAGAAGAAGAAACGGACAGGAAGCAGACGAACTCTACAAAAAAGTAAAAGATGAAATTGCCGAATGCCATCTGTCCGTTACGGAAGCAAAAGGGTTCTTAGAATTTATGAAGTTGGTTATTGAAGAGCTTTCATATATTCCGGTCAAAGAATGACTTCTGTGGTAATGCTTTTAATATCAAAACCGTCAGAATCAAATACATCTTGAATTTCATTTGCGGTATGAAGCATTGAAAGAATTTCTTTTGAATACGGATGTTCTTTGCCACAGTTTGGACACGAAATTTTATCCGCACTTATTGCTTCATTCAAGTAGTAGCTACAACGACAGTTACAGGAAACTTTTAATTTGAGAAACATTTTAACACACCTCCTTTCTGAACACATTATACCATTCAGATGGAGAGAATAAAAGAAAACAGGGAGGAAAAACAATGATTAAATTTGAAAACGGTTTAGTTAACATTTCTGGTAAAGGGATTGATATTCTTTCAGAGTATGCAGTTATTACCCATGAAATTAAAGAGATGTTTGTAAAAGATGGTGGAAAAGAGGAAGAAGTGAAAGAGCAGCTTAGACATTCGTTCGAACATGGACTTATGAACGAAGAAGAACTTGACAAAGAAATCAAGGAAAAGTTCAAACAGGCAGATGCAATTATTCCGTTTATTTCGCTTCTGGAAGAAATGCTTAAAAAATTTGGAGCAAAAGATAAGGAGGAATAATCATGGGAGAAACTAAGAGTACAGATTATATTCCAGAGAATGCCAATGAAGAATATGCACTTCTGGTTGGAAGATTAAAGGCATTTGAAGCTTGGGCGAATAGCGTGAAAGATTATGATTTCACAAAGGACATGGCATTCAGAATGCTTGGGCTTGGTTTAGAGGAATCAAAGGAGGAAAAGAAAGAATGAAATGCTTTAAAGGCTTTGACAAGGACTTAAAGTGTAGAGATTTCCAGTATGAAATTGGAAAAGAATACACAGAAGAAAAAGCAAACATTTGTAATTATGGATTCCATGCTTGTGAATTCCCGATGGACGTATTCGGTTATTATCCTCCTTCAGATTCCAGATATTGTGAAGTTGATCTTGAAGCGAATGATCAGAAATCACCTGATGATAGCAAGAGAGTTGGGAAGAAAATTTCCGTGAAAGCAGAAATTGGAATTGCTGGAATTATCAAAGCTGGCGTTGAATACATCAAAGAGCAAGTTAATTGGGAAGATGATAAGACAACCAATACCGGATATCGTTCAGCGGCAACCAATACCGGATATCGTTCAGCGGCAACCAATACCGGAAATCAGTCAGCGGCAACCAATACCGGATATTATTCAGCGGCAACCAATACTGGATATCGTTCAGCGGCAACCAATACCGGATATTATTCAGCGGCAACCAATACCGGATATCGTTCAGCGGCAACCAATACCGGATATTATTCAGCGGCAACCAATAC